GTTATCTTTTACCAAATGGTGAAGAGAGTTTACAGGAAGTTGCTGAGAAAGCATTTGATGCCCCGTATATCAAATGTAAATTAAAAGATATTGATAAGATTGAGGAATTTGCACAAGATCACCACTACGTAAATGGGCTTCGTTGTGATGGAGCCGTTATCTATCTTATCAATCCAAAGATTCAAAAACTTCTTGGACGAGAGCATGAGAAACAGAAGTTCGAAGTAGCCTATAAATTCACGGAAGTCTATGGATATTCAAACGTAACTGGAATTGATTGGTCGGTTGGTTTATACGGGAACGTCACTCCAGTTATTGAGTTTGAACCAATCAAGTTAAAAGGAAACAAAGTGAAACGTGTGTCCCTTGGTAGTATCGGAAAATTAAAAGAACTGGATCTAGGACCTGGTGATATTATCAAGATCGGCTACGATATCATCCCAGTTGCAGAATTTGATCCTAACGATGAAGCATGTAAGCATTCGATGTTACCAAGATTTCGAATTCCAGAAAAATGTGCTTTGTGTGAGGGACCATTAACGATTACCGATGTAACTGCAACTTGTGAAAATCCTAAATGCCCAGCCCGCATTATGGGACGAATCAAATCTCATATCGAGCGTATGAATATTGCGTATATCGGAGATAGTCTTATTGAACAGATGTACCAAGCGGGAATTGTTACGAAGATTGAAGATCTCTATAAGTTGGAGAAAAAGAAATCGGATCTGTTATCTTTAGACAACTTTGGAAAGAAGAAGTTTGAAAGACTCGCCGCTTCTGTCTTTGAAGCAAAGAATACCACTATCGATGAAGCACAGCTCTTCGGTTCTCTTAGCATCAAGTATGTCTCTGTGACGACATTTCGAAAGATCTTCGCAAGACTTACCGTAGATGAGTTATTGGACGCTGTGGACAACGAAGACTATACTCCGCTTAAGAGTATCTCTGGAATTGGAGAGACAACCGCAAGATGGATTGTAGATGGATTAAAGGATAAAGATGTACGAAAAACTCTCGACTATCTGCAAAAGCATTTGAAAGTCGAGCGTTTCACAAATACGGCTCCAAAGTTTGAACTCGTCTTTTCGTCCTTTGGAAAAGACGATCCAAGGAAAGTCAAAGTAAAGGAAATTGTAAAAGAGCTGGATGGTGCAGTGCGAGATACAATCTCTGGTTCTACGAACTTCTTAGTCGTTCCAGATAAATCCATCAATAGTAAAAAGGTTTTGTATGCGAAAAATCACATGATTCCGATCTACACAGCAGAGGAATTCATTCAGCGTATCAAGCCAAGACCATAAATGGTAGAGAGAAGAGTATAGGAATGTACTCTTCTCTCTACTAGCATTTAAGCTTTTAAAAAGTTATATATTATTTTATTGATAAATACGTGTCAGAGGATACGTCTTTATAAAAATAACAAAGGAGGATAATGAAATGAAGCATTATCAGGTAACACCATGGACGAAAGGCTCCTACAAAGAAGCAGAACAGCGCACGAAAGCGTACAAGAAGGAGTGTAAAAACTCTATCGAACGTCTCAAGAAAGGGACAAAAACATCATACGATATGAATATGACGTTATACAGCACGTTAGAGCATCCATTACAGCCAGATCGAATTTTAAATGCTAACATCTTTGAAGTGCTTCCAGATCCGAAGGAAAGCTTTAATAAGAAGATGGCAGCAATTACAAAATATTTTAAAGAAGACTGCCTGTTTCCACTCTATCAGGGAAGTGCATATGGTTCTTATATGGTAGTCGCATATCGTGTTATGCCATTGGCAGTTAGTACTGGAACTCCAAAAATTGATGAAGATTCTCCGGCTCAGATCTTTACCTTTTCCATAACGGATGAAGCTGAAACAGTCGAGTATTTCTTAAATTCATGGTTAGCTTCTAATGCGAAGTATTTTACCATGAAGAAAAAACTGGATATGTACTTCGGCGCCATTATTCATGTAATTCCGTTAGATGGTGGTGAGGCACGTGAATATACTATCAAGCATAGTGATATGAAAGCAGCGATTAAGTCGGCGAATGCCTACATCGACCGCTGGTTATCGATATACAATAAGAATGCTGCAATGCAGGCTGAAGCAAAAGCGGTTATTCGAAAAGCAATTCAGCCGGAAGATGTTAAAAAAGAAAAAGAAGCGTTAAAGAAAGCAGCTAAAGTTGACAAGGCTTCAACGGATAAAATGGCTGCGGCATTTACCATGAAACCCGATAAAAAGAATAAGGAAGAGAAATAAGGAGGAAAATAAAAATGAAGAAAAAAGAGATGGAAAGAGTAACAAAGAGTGTAGAGAAAGCAGTGAAACGATTTCTCAAACATACAGAGTTCTATGAGTATGCTGACGATATGGTTGTTGGGGTGTACTCTACACCAGAGGGAGTCTTGGTCCGTATGAAACAGGGTTCCTATAATCTTACAACAATGCCGGAAAGTCCTCTTCCAGAACTAGGATTATCTGGATATGATCTTCTTGGTCTCACCACTAAGACTACAAGTCGTGTCGTGGTTAAAGAACACGGCATCGATCACGGAAAGAAACTTTCCACAAATTTCTACGATATCGCCCATCAGGGTGATCGAAAGAAAGAAGAGGAAAGTAAAGAAGTTCCACTATATACCAACATGCAGAAGGAACTGATTGAGGACATCGAAGACTCTCCAGAAAAATCCTCGACTGGTGGTGTCGTTGTCACAGAATCCGATCTCAATGAAGAGATCGAAACATATCTCGACACTTTCTTCAAAGGAACCACGAAGAAGATTAGCGAAATGGATCTCAGTGAACTTCCTGGTTTGTTAATGGGAGGGACCATGGATACCATTGCAAAATTAATCATGCAAGATTACGAAGATCACGGAATCCTGTATGATAAATCAGCGGTAAAGGATCCTGCTAAGTTCGGACTCTACGAGATTCTGGTAGCTATGGCTTATCGTAGTAATACGTTAAAGAATCAGGTAGCAGAGATGGCAAAGCAGGTTTCTGACAATATCCAGATGGGTGTTGAGACAACGGAAACCTTGAAGCAACAGCAAGATGAGGTATTTGAGCTGAAACGCGAAAACGCGAAGCTCAAAGATCAGCTTGGTAATCTTCAGAAAAAACTGGATGACGTAGATCATGCCGCTGATAAAACTCTCAATGCTATCGCTGATGTTACCACAAAGGTCACATCAGAAGAATTCTTGAGAATGAATTCTTTTAAAGCATACATCACGACAGTTATTGGTAAAGCGGGATCTTTTATCACCCTTAGTGATCTAATGAGATTCACTCAAGGAGTTCTGAAGGAAGAAGATAAAAAGTTTCCATTTGTAGCTTCCCTGAAGAAACAAGGTTTAAGTCGTCGTGACTATGAATTGTTGAGGGACGATAAACTTGATAAGGATTCCTTTAAACTGAAACAGTTAAAGGCTGTCCTTTCTTTATACGCAGACGGAAATCCAGAAACTATTCTGCATATGCAGAATATCTTATGGAAAGCACCTTTCCGCGTGTATAAGTCTGCAACAGAGGATGCTACACATGAAGCTTTAAATGAACTTCGTGGTATTACCATCAAAGGTCAGGATGTTGTACATCCTGAAACAAAAAACTCTCAGGTTCTTTCTGAGGCATGATAAGTTAAATCATGCAGTACAATTAAAGTAACAAAAATAAAATTCCAGGAGGAAATTACTATGGGTAAAATGAAGAAACCACCGAAAAAACCAGTTGGGACAAAATGGGCAAATAAGCCAGTGTCTGTAACACCAGGAAACGGTGGTACTAAGAAACCCTTTGATCGATCAGCTTCTGGAGAGGGACGTACTTCAAGTCGTCCTTCTTCTTATTCCGATCGAAACAACGATGGACGGATCCCCTACAAGAAACCAGAAATTCTTAAAGGCCGTCCAAATGGCAAACAGTTTGGTGGAAAAGGTAAACGTCCATTTAAGAAACCTTTACCACCAGGAGATGAGCATGCTCTCTCCACATTTGTAAAGAAGGTTGCCGATGCTGCAGATAAGTATTTGAAAGATACATATGCCGACAAAGCAACTGATAAACTGGAGATCATTGTGAACATCAACACGCTCCAGGAGAAGTATGGGTTGGTAACCGCACGCATCCATATTATGGATGATCGTTACAAAGATCTTCTCATCACAGCGTTCTGCGACAAGAATCGTCGTCATGGAACACTGGCAATCGCAAGTGATCCTTGCGAAGGATTCCGTCCGCTTTATAATGCGAACGATTCCTTAGAGAAATTCGATAAGCTGTTCGAGACATATCTTCCGCACATCTTAGATTCTACATGGAAGAAGATCCAGCAGCTAAACGCAAAACACAACAAAGAAAAAGCTGCAAAAGCAGCTGAATAATCAATTTACGGATTGTGCCATTAGAGATATATTATCTCTATGGTACAATCCAATGTAACTTGGAGAAACCAAATAAATAACAAAGGAGATTTTTTTACAATGGCAGAAAGAAAGAAAGCAGTAGTAAAAGGTGAAGTAACAAATGACATTACCACCGTTGATGAAATGGCAGAGGCACTTGAGGAAACGAAAGATGAAAAGGTTCCAAAAGATTGGGAGAAACTGGTAGAAGCATTTGATGAGTATGTGTACGAGGATGTTCCGGATGTGGCACTGATTTGTAAAACAGCTGGAAATATGTTGTATGATAGATTCCGTATTAACATAACTCGTCCAGAAGATCCGTTCTTCCATTCTTATAAGATGACTGCAATGATTTTCATCTATACTTACCGTGCAATTGTAAACTATCTGATGGAGAAACGTGAGAAAGCAGCTTCTTATCAGATCAATATCGCAAATCGTCTTCTGATTGGGTTTACCAATTCCGATTGTGATGAGGATGAGAAGAATGGAAACTTTATGATCTTCTTAAGAGACATTCCAAATTATGCAGTGAAAGAAGATGAGGGTCCAAAGTCTCAGTCTCACAGTCGTGAATATGTCAGAAACTGGAATCAGGAGAATATGATTGAGAATCCACAGGATACCATGGAGATTGCAGCAAAAGCGATGAAGATGCTTAGCAACATAGAGATTCGTATTGGATCTGCAGAGCTGATCTTCCCGGTATTTGTAACCATCTATGAGTCTGCGTTAAACTACATGAAAGTCCTTCGTAGAGAAAGAGAAGAGTCAGAGTTTGAGATCAACTTCTGCAACTGCTTCTTCTTAAAATGTGCAGAACAGGATGATGGAGTGGATAAGATCATCATCCGTCCAGCGATCGAAGGAAAGATGGCGCTGAAATCAGATAAGATTGGAACTAGTATTTATGAATAATTCAGAAGGGTTGAGATTTCTCTCAACCCTTCTTTTTTGAGGCTTGCTTATGAAAAAAGAAAAGAAATCCGAAAAACATGATATCATTTTGTACTATCGGATTGGAACGCCAATTCGAGCATATGAAGTGCCAAGATTATATGCAACTACCGATGATCCAAAATTGGCAAAGAAATTCGAACAGCAGCGAGATATGAATTTCTTCATTCGAAAAGACACCTACGTGGATTCCGTTTTACAATTTCAAGATAAATATAAATCTACCACACTTCGAATGTGTACCTTCGAAACATCCAATCCGGAATTTTTAATGAAACGAAGAGTCGACGTAACGATCCCTTGTACTTACCAGGAAGAAGAGAAAGTCTTCTTACAAACTGATCATGTCTTTCATGAACTTGGAAAAGATGGAGCGAAGTTTTATCAATTCTATCATCAGATGAATCCGCTTGTGCAATTGGGACTAAAGGTGCTTCACTATGAAGACATCATGAAGTTCTATCGAGGGATGTTTCGAGATCCAAATATGACGGTAGAAGAACAACTCTTCTCCGGGTTTGATGGATTCGGTGTACTAGAAGACTACGCTATAAAAGTAGATCAGCTTGGGTTGTTTCTTTATTATTACGGGGATACATTTAAAAAGAAAATTGGGGATGAATAGTATCCCCATTTTTTTATCTCTTTTAAGACAATTATTTACACACTTAGAAAGGAGGAGAACCTATGAGTGACGAAAATACAGGACTCACTAGCCCTTACGGATTAGCAGATAAACTAATCACAAGAGGTCCGATCAGTAAGGACAAACCATTTCGAACCGATGAAAATGGTTTTGAAGTTCCCAATCGGATCTTTGACAATACAGAATCTAAGAAAGAAGAAGTTCCGACCGAAGAACCAAAAAAAGAAGAGCTTGATGTAGAAAAAGCAAATGAACTCTATAATGCTCTTCATAATATCTTAGATCATCCAATCGATCCAAAAGATACGATGACTCTGATGCCAAAGGAATTTCTTGCAGAGATGCCGATTCCAGTGGAAATGGAAAAGTTAGCATTTCCGGATGCTGACAATACAGACCCACCAGCTGAAGAAGGCGCTAAATTAACCCAAACTGCGAAATGGAGTAGCAACCATTGGTATCAACAGGAAGAACAACCGAGCATCACCGGTTCTAGCCTATACCCAGATAAATCTTATGGAAGTAGCACGGTAGAATCGGTCGCTTCCCTCGCGGAACACACAAAAGAGGAACTAAAAGAAGCGATTCAGGAGAAAAAACAAAAACAACTGGAGAGCGTAAGTGAACCAGGTTTATTATATCAACGCTTTGACGATACATTTACAAAGTTATTCGAAGAATTGGAGAATAACGATGTATTATCTTCTGGACAAAAGTCAGCATTACTTATGAAATGTGTGATGTTGTCCAAAAATATATTGAAAGAGAGGTTTGATGTAACCATATGAGAAACGCAATTGTACAAGCATTAATTGATGCGAATCCAAAAGATGCCAGACTCTATTTACCGGATTCTACGTCTTATTCCTATAAGACAGGAAACCCGGTCATTGACTATTCGTTAGGGTACCGGGTCAATGTCTTTGATGACAATGACGAAGTAACGGATTCTTACGCATCTCTTGGAATTGCTGCCGGAAAACAGGTTTGCTGTATTGGAAAACCGTCTACCGGTAAAACAACTTGGGCAGTTCAAACAGCGGCTGCGATCGTTCGTGGTATTCCAAATGCGAACGTTTATCACTTCGATCTTGAGCAGGCACAGAACTATACCCGTATCATTACCTTAACTAGATTTAAGATGTCTGAAATCAAGAATGATGGAAAGTACATCTTAAAACAGGGAAGCTATTCCATCTCTGATATCAAGAAAGTCATTATGCAGATTTATATGGAGAAGGTTTCCGATCCAAACAAGTATCGCTATGACACTGGAAAACTGGATGAGTTTGGAATGCCGATTTTACTGTATGTTCCAACCGTTGTTATCATCGATAGTATTCCACAGCTTTCTACCGATGTCAACCTTGGAGAGAAGAAAGACCGTGCAAAAGTTGAGGATGTCTCTTCCCAGGCAGATCGTATGCGCGTAACTGGTGAGATCTCCAGATTCTATGGAGAGATTGGACCGTATCAGCAGGAAGCAAATATCATTGTCATCTCCATCAACCAGATTAAGAAACGTGGTAATATGGGTGTCATCCCATCTCCGGCTGAGATGATGTACTTAGGACAGGACGAGACTGCTCCTGGCGGACTCGCTCCTCAGTTCCTTGCAAACCAGCTTCTGAAATTCATTGCCATTGGCGGTGAGAAGAAGACCGTGGAAGAAGATGGATTCGATGGATTTGGTGCGAAGATTCGTGTCATCAAGTCCCGTACTTCCGTAAATGGTCAGGATATTCATGTCATCTACGATAAGGTACATGGATTTGATTCTCTTCGCACTTCCGTTGAGTTCGCGAGAGAAAATGGACTCCTTGGAGGAAATCGTGGAGGTTACTACTTCCCGAACCTGGAGAATGGAAAAGAACATAAGTTCACCTTAAAGAATATGAATGAAGACTTCCGAAATGATCGTGAGCTATATCATATGCTTTATAGTCAGATCATTCCGATCCTGGATGCTCGTATTCCTACCATCAATCCAGATGACAATGATATTCCAGAGGAAGAGCTGGATTATTAACATATAACTAAAGCCGTCTTAAGCTATTGGGGAATGGTTTTTGCAAAACGGTGGTCTGCCTGGTGCTATCCGAATGGATGGTATTAGGCAGACTTTATTTTGTCGTTTGGAAAACTATTCCAATTGTAACAGGATTATTAATGAGGTAATTACTTAGGAATTCGAATGATCATACTTCCTTCTAATGCCAAATTATGTGGAATAGACTTTTAATCTATCAATCAGTGTGATCGCAGGAATGACCTTTGACAGTATGTCCTCATTCATAGTAGTTGCGTATGGGAATGGTTCCTTCTATTATTATATAACAAGAAAAATATATAAAATTGGGTACCAATCCAGGTTTCGTCGGAGTGTAAACCCTGGGGCACCCGAATAAGTCACCAATCCCGCTTGCAACACCCATATTATGGTAGTTATGACGTATGAAGTCCCTTCCTTCTATGGAGCCAATCCACAGTCTCGAAAACTGTACTAATATAGAGACTTTGCTTGTCAGCATGACAACTACCAAAACCTTGAGAAAAGAACGATCCATTGGGCGTATTTAACCTCTTCCTTCTATGATTGTGATTATGAATTACGGTGGTATGAGAGGTTATGCTTGCTCAATGGGTTCTTTTTTCTCCGACCTAAAAAATAATAAAAGAAAAGGAGAACTCAAAATGGTACCAAATTATAACACAACAGATGAAATTCGAGACATTGCAAGAATTGACAACGTACTTACTATTACGTATCGAAACACCATCGAATTGAATGGTGGAAAAATTTCCGAGCTCGAACCACTCAAAGATGACGGGACACTCGGAATTGATGCGAAGCTGTTCTTTCGATACATTGAATTCTTAATGAATATTCGAGACTTGGGATATTACATTCCTGCATCTCAGTCTCTTACATTACTGGCTTCTTATCAGACATCTACCAAATATGTAGATGTACCGTCACCGTCTTATGAAAACTTCGATATTGTATTGACAGAAATTGAAAAGATCTTAGGTGGACAGGAAGCTAAGTTTACATATAAAACCTTATTTGGAAACGGTACTTTTGCAGATACGTTACGCGACATGGGTGTTGATCCATACGTGTATCAGCTGATGCATTATATGCACGTTTATGAAGGAATTGAAACTCCAGCAATCGATGCGATTCATGAGCATTCCAAAGATGTTTATGAGTCCAAGGGCTCTTTCGCTGCTTTGATGGCAAAATGCTCCGGACGTTCCGAAGAGGATATTATCCAGATGGTATTGCAGATCTTCCCAGAAGAACTGACCGACGGTTCCTATCAGAGACTCGACATTGTCCCGATGAATCGATTCTTACCAATGGAGATTTTCCTGGAGCTCATCGGAAGCAATAACCCGATGAGCAATCAGATGAAAACACATGTCCGTGAATTCGTTTCCAAACGTCTGGATGGTCTAAACTTACCTCTGACATCAGATTCTGTTCAGTTTACCGTTCCTTGTAAGGAAACACTGGCATTCTTAATCACAGAGTTTATTAAGAATGGATATCCAGCAAATACCTTAACGGGTAATATCAACAACGCAACCGACGTTCTTCGTGCGTTTGCCATGTATTCTGATCCAGAATATGATGGATCTTTAGCAAAAGCACCGAAATTCAAGAACCACTTAAATGCAAACGAAGCGAGATTCTTTATGAACCTGCTTTGTCATGCACCACATGTGGAAACGGATATTTTCATGTACCCAGAAATGTGGAAGCGTGCTTTTGAACGCATCAAACCACAGAGATGTATGGGAAAACGATATAAGAAAATTCGTCAGGCTGCAGACAACCTGTACAAGGGTAAGAAACCACAGACCACCAATGCCTTGGTAGAAAAGATCCTGGCGCATGGTGGGGATTCCTTAAATAGTTTTGAGCAGGGACTTAAGAAGCTGGAAAACTTCCCTGGTATGTATTTACGTCACTTCGACAAATACGTACGTTCTTATGGAAGCAAGATCAGTGACGATGCAAGAGAAAACAGACATTTCCAGTATTTAGTGTGTCAGTCCTTACACCGTGTGGTTCCGCAGGCAGAATCTACCAAGATGCTTTGTCAGTTAATGACTCTTTATTATAAGAGACTTCATAACTTAGAGAATCACAAAGACGGCATTCGCTATGCGAAACCGAAGGGACAGAATGCTTATGTTCCTCTCCTTCCAGTGCAGGAAACCCTCTGTGAGAAAACCTACTTGAAGAACTTCTATGTGGAGATTTTAAACATCTTAACCCAGGAGATTACTTACCGCTTTAAGGAGCTTCCATATCTTGGAAAAGTCTATATCGATCCTACCGCATGCGGTATTGTCGTGCCGACAGAACTTAGAGAAGCGAACGACAGCGGATTACACATCATTGGTCGTGGATCTTACTTTAAGATGATCTCTGCGAATGAAGTTGCGAAGGCTTCTGGGGAAGGCGAATATGAAGACGTTTACGTACCATATATCCATTGGGCTGGAGACTATGATTTGGATCTGTCTGCCGTTTTCATGGATGATAAACTTCATATCGTGGATGAGTGCTACTATTGTAATCTGAGCACCTATGTTACTTACGATGATCAGAGACGTATGTATGCATCCCACTCCGGTGATTGGGTTGATGGAGGAGATCCAGATGGAGAAGGTGTTTCAGAATTCGTAATGATCCGTCGTCAGTCTGCGTTAAAACGTGGAGCTCGTTATGCTGCTATTACCGTGCATTGTTACAGTGGTCAGCCATTCTCAATTGCAAATACATTCTTTGGATTTGAGACTCTGGCAGAACCGGTTGGAGAAAATAAGATGGAGGAAATTTCTGATCTTATTGGAGACGGTAGAACGGATACTCGTCGTAGAGATGCAATGCATGCAGTTGTGAAACCAGAGCGTACGATCTTTACCTCCAATCTGACATCCAAAGATACTTCTGTCTTAGTTGCAGTAATTGATTTGGAAGATGGCGTGGTTTACTATGCAGATCTTTCCATGAAACAGATGGAGTTGAATTCAGCAGCATCTGGTGCGGCAGCTCTTGATAAGATCGTGGGAGATTCTGATAAGAGCCCATGTAAAGCATTTATTAATCCACTTGGTAACAATGTCAATGCAACCGCTCTTTCTATGGGAACTCAGATTCGGGCACTGTTTGAGAAACCTAGATTCTACTGTGGAGACCTGATTTGGCTTCATGCCCAGGTTCGTGGTATGATCGTAAAGAATGCAGAGGATGCGGACGTTGTATATACACTTCCAGATTCCGCGATTGCGAAAAACCTGGAAGATGATCAGGAGTTAATTTCTCCGTTTATGGTTGATCGTATGGTGAATGAATTTATGCCTACGAAATAAACCATGTAGAAGAACCCATGTCTTAAAAGACATGGGTTCTTTTTTTGTATCCGAATTAACAAAGCAGAAAAGTTATGTAATATCTCTTTGATATGAGAATATCAATACTATCATTTACAAAGGAGGTAATGATTATGCCGAGATGGAATCATTACAATAAGGAACAACCAGCTCCAATCGCAGATTTGGAGCAGAGGCTTCATAAGATTGAAGCCGTAGTAGAAGAAGGAGAAATGGACGTCGAAGACGTCCTGTTTCTGTTACGGGAGACACAGAAATGGGAAAACACATTCCCGTGGGATGTGCCGATCACAAAGCAGTCTGATGAACAGCTGCAGGTTAGAAACATTGAAGAGGGAGTCAAGGATGCAGTTTCAGGATACGTTCATCGCATCTATGATTTTGTCAAAACTTCATACGAAGTTTATGATGAGATTCACTATGATACGATCGACGAGATCGAAGAATGGATCCATCAACTTCCAGATGACTTAGATTATGACTTTGATTTTCCTGGAGTTCGAGCTTTCGAGGAATTGAAGAACAAATTCCAGTCATTCAATGCTGGAGAATTCAGTCGTATGAAAGACGACTGGGACAAATCAGAGTGGGAATAAATACATATCAAGGAGGGAACAAAAAATGGCTAAAGAATTAACTTATAATGACATTATCGGTCTCTTTAAGAAGGCCGAAACTGACCTGAACGATGGATGGTATATGAAACAGGCATGGCATGATTTATGCTATGCCTTCAATACTTATAAGATTTGCGTGAAAGAGTCCGATTCTCTGGACAAAATGATTCTGGATAACATGATCGTCCAGACGATATCTAATATGTACTTAAAAATCCGAGCTCGCAAAAAGAGTGAGGATATTAAGCGTGTAGATGATATCTTTTATCTTGTCGGATTTGCTAAGGTACAGATGTATCTTGGTAAAATTGGACTTACCAGTCCAATCATCGACAAGATTTACGAGGATTTGGAAAACTATTTCAATGATCCAGAATTCTTCAGTTGCTTAGCTGAGGGAGTTTTAGATGAAGTAGACGCTCGTAAGCCACTGCAGACATCTACACAGACTCCGAATCCTGTGGAAGAAACGGTTGCCGATAAGGTTTCCAAACCGAAGAAGAAACCGAGAAAGAAAGCGCAACCTCTGGTACGGGATGAACAGAATCTGTTCTATATCATGTCTCGATACTGCATGAAAGGAATGGATTTAACAGAGGGAGCCCTTGATAAACTCTTAGGTTCCAAAAATGTAGGATGTCTAAAATCCTATGTATGCAACCAGTTTTCCTGGACGAAATGGACCATGCAGAGGCTGGTTCTCATCTATTTGTATGGAGGCGAAAAGATTACTGCAAGAGCGTTCCGTGAGTCTATTCTTGAACTTATTAACGAGGAGTTCAAGAAAGCAGGTGGTGCAATCCGTGTGACCAAACGCATGTATGTTGCAAAGGTTGACGCGATAAACGCGCTCGATAACCTGTTTCCAACTAAAGAGCTGCGTTTCATTATCGATTATGGCAATCAGGTAGTCAGAGATCGATATAATAAATTTTTGGAAACTGGAGTGACACTCACAGAGGAACAGAAAGAGTTCTTCAGTAAGTTCCCATCTGTAACAGCTCCAAAACCGGACTTTACTCCGGTGGTATCCGATACGAGTGAAAATCGGATCACTACGACATATACAGCTGGACCTGGAAAACAGATCCTGGAAAAGACTATTCCAGTATCATCAACGGTATCGTTGGCCACTACATTGAAATAATTTTAGAACCCCTCTTAGAAATAGGAGGGGTTCTTTTTTTTGCTCGGATAGCGTAAAAAGCCCTCCTAAAAACAGTCCTATAAACTTGAAACGCTTGTAGAAAGGAGGAAATATGTTTTGACGGATACCGAAACTCTACAAAAACAGCTTCGAGAAGCGCTTTTAAACAACACATATGATCATGCTTCTACCCATCTGGCTCTTCATAAAGCCTGGGAAAATTCATTTTCATATCTCTATCGGTTACAGATCGAAAAGATCTTATATGATGAATATCATTACTATTCCAACGACGAAACTGGCAAGACAGCGACAAAGATTGGACACTTATATCTGGATAAGAATATTCGTGCTTGTTTTGATATTGACAAAGACATCATTCATGTATGCGACCGAGAAGAATTTAAGCGTTCCAATTATTATCTGAGGTATTTTACCTTGGAGGATATGATCAACGATGGTCACATTTTTCAGTGGATACCGATTGTGATTATAGATGATCAGGTGGTTTGGGATTGGGAAATTAAAGTAATTTCCAAAGATGCGATTCAATTTCGTATGCCAAAACCTTTCCGTAGACAGTATGTTTTGAAAAATGAACGTGATCCGGTTACGGATGAGATTATCTATGTAGATCATAAAGTACAGCTTTTTGTGGTACAAAATGATTACTACGAACGAGTGGTATTAAACCGTATGAACTTGTATATGGACAATGCAAGTCATCGTATCAATATTCCAAAAGAATACTTGAAGAAACAACTTCCTGGTGAGAATAAGGAAGGTACTTTTTTTGTAACGTTTTCTTTTCCGGATGATGGAGCACAGGCAACGTACCTTTGTACACAGCTTGTAGATCTTTACGAATACGATACGTATTTTACCACCATTTTATCAGAATCCCTGTATAAGAAAATTCAGTCCTATACCAAAGAGATCTGGGTAACGATCGTATACGTAAATGAGTTACATCGAAAGATCTGGTATACTGGATCCGATACCACAACAGTATCTGGTCATGAAGCAAACATGATGGTCTTAAATCGTGGAGATGATTTTGAGCCGTATGCTTCTCCAGTTCCGGTGGAAAACTTTATGGTCTTCCGCACTAGAAAAGGAGAAGATGTTCCCTCTATCATTCCAAACAACGAGACCATTAAGCTTTACTATCCAAATATTTATCGTATTTGTAATAGGGATATCCAAGATGGAGATTCCTATAAAATTTTTTATTTCTATCATTACAACACGTATCTGAAATACACTTGCATCCATGATTTCTGGTATCGCTTTTTGAAGATTCATTTCTTGAACGAAGGATCCACTATGGAGGAAATCATCGACAAGATTTGGCGTGGTAAGATGACGTACACCGATATGACAGAAGCACAAAAGCAAGATTTCATCAAGACCTTTGAGCAGATTCTGTTGTATCTTTATAAGCATTACAAATACGCAGAGACGGACTTCTTATATAATCATCTGGATTATGGAGCTCGTCCATACGACCTCGACAACTTAACCGGGGAACCGTTTATGTATAAGGAAGGTCGTCTAAAAGAATGGATCCGGGATGATCCATGGTTACTCCGGGATTATGTTCTGGAACAAAAACGAGTTGGTATGAGTTATCACCTTTTCACCAATCAGATTGATCTGAAGAGCCGGTACCGAACCAACACCAATACCGAATTGCATTACGACTATGAGTTCGATGAACCCATGTACGTTTTCGCTATGAATAATACACGGGAATATCCAGTTTATATGGATATTCGCTTTTTTGTTGATGGAATTTTTGCAGAGAAGATGTACCAGGATCGGTACCTGTTTATGGACTATCTCTATATCCCAGTTTCCATGGTAACGGAAGATAGTTACCTGGAAATGGAAGTCTTTCCAAGATATGATTTTAAAGAACCAATGCGATTTACTTCTATGGATGACGTTCACGAAGTCACGATCGTAGAACCAGATGAAGGAGATATTTGGCCTACCTATGCAGATGCATATGTTATGACTAAAGACATTGATGGAGATGATTATCAGCATCTTTATGAAAACTCCTTGTCAGAATTCTTTAAGATTACCTCTGTCTATACGGAAGGTGAATGGGATGTGATCACAACGAAAGAAGATGAACAAGCTGGGAATCCCCTTCGTTTTACTCGTCTTCGAAAGTTTAAAGTTCAGCCAACCGATGAGAGCATCTTAAACAAAGACTTGAATCTTTGTATCAACAAGCACCCAATGGGACTTCCGTTCCAGATTACGACTGCTGGATATCCATATCTGCAGTTGGTTGGAGCGGAGAATAAATTCCATTATAGTGCGGAGTATATCCGTGTTTTCCGAAATGGAAGATTACTTCCAAATGTCAAATGGGCATTTTACTCCTCTTTCGAGTGTCCTCGTATTCAGCTGATGGAATACTTTGAAGTAGGAGATACTATTTATTTTGACATTACGCCGTTCCGCTATAAGATGATTTATCATAAGGAACGGATTGATCAGAACGAGTTGATGCATGATCTTCGAGATATCGTCACCAAACCGTTTGATTGGAGATATTATGACGTCTACTTAAATGGACGCAAGCTTAGTATGCCAAATATTTTCTCGATTACTCCTTGGGAGATTAAGCTTAAGAATTTAAAGAGTTCTTATCACTTAACCATCTATGAGAAAGAGCGTGATTGGGAATACTATGGCTTAAACTACAAAGAACCAATTTACTTCTTTACTCCCGACGATCTGTTTAAAAAAGACTGGGTATCGGAAGCAGAAAAGAAGCAGTTGGTAGATGATATTGTAGAAGCCGAAAAGGATCCCAGAATCAACTTCTATCCAGATACCGATGACGAACCGGAGCAGGATTGGACTGATGATCGAAAATATGTCCTTATTATGGCATTCTACTGGAATGAACTAATCCCGAAAACATTCGTGAACCCGAATGTGCTACAGTTCAATAAGAGCATAATTTCAACCGAATACCCGATTATCTATGAGAATTACGTGCATCCAGGTAATATGTATGCACGTACCGATTACGAGAAAGAGACGTTGAAAGACGAAAAAGAGGTTATGGCGTTAGACCCAGACCTGACCATACAAGGAGAAAACGAAGAAGATTTAACCTATGTCTATATGGTTGGGCATCCTCTTGATGATGCGGAAGAATTCTTAGATGAAGAGGTTACCATCAATGACTCGAAGTATAACATAGGAGGTGATTGATTATGCCAATACCGGTACTACCAGGACAAGTTCCGACCATAATCAGTAAACCGAATCAGAGATTTGCCACGACAGCTCTTAGCACAAAATATCGTGTGAATGCGGTAAATGGCGAGCTCTTAAAAGATGCGGTCACCGGTGAAATCTTCTACAAACGAAAAGAAGATGGAAAAGTTGTCAGCTTCTTTCAAAATAAGAAGCAGTTACAAGATTTGGTTCTGGAATTACGTATCCTGTTAAATACCAATATGGGATTTCGCTATCCGGCGGATGCGGAAAACTCTTTCTTTATTAGCACCAACTATGACTTGACGCTACTGAATAAAGAAAAATTACTGGATATTTATACCAGCAATCTGTCCATTGACAACAACAGCAAAGACTCCATCTATACGTATCACTTCAAGATCAGCAACGTTTGTAATGGCTTCTTCATGGAAGTGGATTCCAGGGACTGTGACAAACCAGCGATTGAAGTAACCACCAATTACTACAATCAGTTCATGAAGAATTACGTAGGAGATTCTGCGTTATTTTTGGCAGAAAAAGCAAAGTTTAACAAAACCAAATGGGAAGAATCAAACGCAACGATTCATTACCGTGTAAAATGTGTAAAGGGTGGAATGACCAAGATTTATGAGCAGGAAGATTACGTTCGTATGAATGAGCACTGCTTCATCGATCTTCCGGATCTGGATATCCAGACCGATTTTGGTGGGCACCCTGAGAGTATGGAAATCTTCATCGATCGGATCACATTTGACAAACTGCAGTTCATGTTTAAGAATGCGGAACTGATTGGTGGAAACTACTCCGATTTATTAAAGAAATTCATGTATGAAGACAGTCGTCTGGAAGTACAACTTGCAAATGTGATGTACTTTGTAGATAAACCAGAAGACTGGGAAGAACTTGGAAACGAGATCGTCGTTGCCTTTATGGATACTCCGTACTTCTTTGAGTATATGGGTAAGGTTGCTACCTTAAATGACAATGGAGACTTTATCTTCTCCGTACGTCGTCCATATTCCAATGAATGGAAAGTTAACGGGGTTTGGGCGGAGATGATCCGTACCATTGATATCAATGGTGATGTGAAAAATACAGGATCTGAAAACTCTGATCGCTGGCGTGAACTTGAGGAGATCTTCGGACCGAATCGAATTCACCATGGTAAGTTTACCTTCGATGAGAGTGAGCGTGATAACTTCCCGCTTTCTGATCGTGTTACCATTACGTATAACGTGTAAAGGAGGTTTGAAATATGGCAGAAGCATATGAGTACGATCTGGTAAATCAAGCCGCTACCACTACACAGGTTACCAAAGCATTTCGTGGTGGTATTCATAACTGTCAGTTAGTGGATACCGAACGAGAAGTTGCAGGGGTAAATAAGAAACTCTATGTAGGAATTAAAGGAAACCAAACTACCTATGACATTCCTGCAGATGAGCCTATGACTGCAACGGTTTATATCTATGATCCGGATGAGGATGATGTACAAGAGGAGGGCTAACAAATGGCAAAGATTCCGAATTTACCAATGGCGGATATCTTGATTCATGGAAAACCCAGTGACCGAGTTGAGTACATTGGTTTTCCGGTTACCAGATATCAAAATATCGTAGGTGCGCCAGCACTTGTGACCGCAGACTCCGTGAAGAGTTCTGCACCATTTCAGTTATTACACACCGATGATGTGGAAATGTCCGTGGCAGCCATTCGTCTGATGTGTGGAAATATTCTTTAAAGGAGGGCACCGTCATGGCTCAAAGAAAAGCGGTTATTACAACTTTCCAGTCTCCTGTATTAGAGGATGGGGAACGTTTGGACTTACTCCCTCGGACTACAGCAGAGGCGGTTGTATACAAAGATAAAAGTGGTGTTCAGCACGACCTGAATCAGTTTATTCAGGATGAGGTAGAGACCAAGAATGCCGGTACGGCATTAACAGAAGATATCCCGTATCTGTCTGAGACAAAACCAGATCATGCTTGCTTGTGGGCAAAAATCGACCCGAGTAAGACAACGGTTACCAAATAATTTAAGTGAGCTTAGAACCACAAAAGTTCTAAGCTCACTTCTTACTTTTTGTTTTCGGTAATGTATTATCTCCTCGAAGACATCTCAGTAAGAATAAAAAAGGAGATCAGAGTTAAAATGGCAAAAACACAACAATTCGCAGAATATCGAGTCCAAGATGAACTGACAAAAAATACGACGCAATCAAAGATATCTTGGAAAAAGATGCTTAGCGTCTCCGGACTCATGGCAGCCAAATTTCCAGTTGCACTTGATATACAAATGCTGGATATGATCACTGCGTTTTTATTAAAAGATAGCACACTTCGTACAAGAAAATCAATTAGTAACATTGATAAGTTAATGGGAATTATCGATCCCGATGTTTATGTGGGGAATCCGGAACTGGAATCCCGTATTCATATTATTCAAAATATCACAACCTGTTTATTGGAGGAACGATTTGAAGATCCAGTCTATATTCAGGTTTACTGTAGAGATCATGCCGAAGATGAATTTTCAAAAGAGTTAATCGATAAGATGTCAACCCTTACAATTAAGTATGCAGAAAGTAAATACATGATCAAAAAGGTTGATGCAATCTTAGAGTTTAGCTATATCATAACCGCAAGATCAATCATGCAACAGATATTAGACTCTATCGATCCAACAGATTTTGCAAGTTATGAAAAAGTCGCAAATGACTTAAATACCATTGCACAGACGATTGTCAACATCAATCGAAAGTGTCGAAGCCTGGATGCGGATCAAACCTTTAGTTTGGATGACGATCGGTTTGAGAGTGTCATTGCAGATGCAGTTGCCAAACTAAAAGACCGAAACCGAATCTTTATCACTGGTTCTACGTACTTAAATGCGTTATTATCCCCAGGCTACATGTCCAAACGTCTGTATACATACTTGGCATTCCCAGGAAAAGGAAAGTCAACGATTCTGTTAAAATCAGCTCTGGACATGCGTAAGTACAACCCAAACTTTAAACCAAAAGATCCAGAAAAACGCCCAGCGATTTTATTTCTCACATTAGAGAATGATATCCCAGAGACCATCGAGCGTATGTTTAATATGACCGTATCCGCAGAGGATATTCGAAACTATACCCCAAATCAGGTCATCAAATACATGCGAGACCGAGGTGGATTAAAGTTAACTGGACAGTGCTCTATTGATATTATCATCAAGGAGTACAAGAACCGAGAGATTAATACAGATGATGTCTATTCCATCATCAATGACCTTGCTGATGAGGGAATAGAAGTTTGTGCTCTTATTCTCGACTATATGAAACGTATTCGTCCCACCGAATATGCTGATAGTGAGAAAGGAGAATTAAAGAATATCTCCAATGAGTTAAAGGAGATTGCAAAGTTCTTTGATATCCCGGTTATCACAGCACAGCAGTTGAACCGAGAAGGAGCTGCGGTCGTCGATGCCGCCTTACAGTTAAACAAAGAAGATGTAACGAGACTTGTAGGTTCTCAGAACATTGCTGGTGCTTGGGAAATCCAAGAGAACTCCGACTGGACTTGTATCATCAACCCACAAAGAAAGAAAGATACCGGGGAACTCTTTATGGTATTCAAACTCCTCAAGCGTCGTTATCGTTCTTCCGAGACAACCGAGAAGATGCGTCAGCTCGACTACTTCAACCAGCCGTTTGAAGAGGGTAATGAGATTAAGCTTAAAGATGATATCGATCTGGATGAACCGCTTGGACTTCTTTCTCTTAGCACCGAATTTGGTCCAGAGAATCAACCAAATCGACGTGGTAATACAAATGCGGTAAAACGAGAAGTGGTAAAACGGTATCCATCTCAGCAATTTAATGATGATACTGAAATTACAGATACCTTCTTCGATATCGGAAAGCATGACCACACGAAGAAAGATAAGGAGAAAGAAACAGCAGGGGTATGAAAAAGGAAAGAAAAATTTATAGTATCAAAGAATTTGAACAGGTCTACGGAAATTTGTTAAGGAGGCACGTTGCACAATTTGGGTATCTACAAGTATTAAAAACTTTAGATGCGCCAGATCCCATGCACAGTCAATACGTTCGGCTTCGTGTCTTAGATATGCTTATTCCAGATATTGAAGATCGCCTGATTTCGTTTTGCTATTCGAATCATCAGTTTATACGAATCGGACAAGATGAGCGTATCTTACTACTAAATGCGTATACGATCCTCAACCACAATACCAATCTAGCTCCAAATGTCGATTTGTATCGTGTCGAGGATAAGAATGGAGATATGGAACTGGTTACCGAACTGGAGTTTCGAGCAAATGAGTTCCCAAAAGCGAACCGGCTGTACAAGGAATTATCCGGAAGATCCCTTGATTCTGACAATGGGAAATGGTTGGAATTTCCTATAGAAGATCAGAGTCTTGGTTTCCCTCTCGGTTTTCCGACCTACTACTATTCCAATTAAAGAAGTTTGAAGTTACATCTCGTATACACTCCTTTAAGAAGAATATTTTCTTTTGTACTTAAGACTTAATAACTTTTAAATAAGGTACGGAAAGCTCATACGAGTGTTCCGTACCTTATTTTCCCCTTAAAAACAGTCGATTAACGGAAATGAGGGCTCCCTCATTTTTTTATTGATAAAGAAAGGGGGCTGGAACCTTGGCAAAAATCAGATCTCGTATGGACTATGCGAGGGAAATGCAAGATGAAATTCAAGGTGTGGTATCGTATGCATTCGACCGTTTACAGAGTTTGCATGATGTCCAGTTAAAGCTTCATCAGATGGGTGATGAAGTCTGGTTTGGAGATACCTTGGAAGAACATCGTCTAAAAGCCAAATTTAAAGACAAAGAAGAAAAAGTGACGGATTTATATAAAGAACTCGATTCCTATACCAAACAGAAGCGTTATGCTGATGTGTACCGGGCTTTCATGGTGGAGTTAAAAGACGAAGATGATGAAGGTGAATGGGGATCCATCTTTAATAAATATCGAGAACAGATCTTAGACTTTAAAATCAAGATGAATCGAACACATCAGGATTTCTTATCTGAGATGAGTCAGGTTTTTCGAATTGTGGCTGATCAAAAAAGAAAGGAGAAAGAGCACAAAATGATGAAAGACACTCCAATCGAAGAATTTGTGAAAAACGAAGAAAAAATTCGTAAAGTATTATATGAGAAATGCTCAGCTGGTGAAATTACTCTGGAGGAGAGAGAGGCAGCCCTTGCAAAGCTTTCTTCCTACAATGAGGCAGCAAGCCGGTTCACCACTGAGGTGTTAAACGCAGTGGAGGAGTTCTGTGAAGGAACTTTAACTTGCGAAGAACTGGATACCATTTTAACTGGATACTACAAAGAGAATCCAGAGCAAGCGTTGTACTTTAATGGTACCCATATTGACAATCGTTACAACGCTATGAAAAATGAGATCGTGGGACTGTATGAAGCAGGTGCCATGGATCTCGATCTTGCTGCTGAGCATGTCGATTACTTAAGTAACATCTATGATATTGCCATTGCAGAGCACGTAGATTGCTTAACAGAAGCAGTCGACCATCCAATGATTGATCTCATGGTTTCTGGTATGGATGATTACTTCGGAGCTGTTCAGAACTTCAAAGAATCTGCAGAAGAGGGAGCGAGTGATCTGGAGACTCGTTTAGCCGCTCTTGATCATTTCGCAGAATCTACTTGGCAGTACTTTGAAGCTACCGGAAATGTTGTAGAGGAAGAAGTAAAAGAATCTGTCAAATCTGCAGTTGATAGCTACACAGCAGCTCGTACGATTGCAAACGGTACCGTGATTGCAGCGTATCTTGCTTGTATTGGGCTGATCCTCTCTATCCCGATTGGAAAAGCTATTAACATGAAAAAAGGTAGCAACGTTATCAAAGCCTATGAGGATATTCATCCAGATGCTGTCAAATACAAAGATCTGGATATTGTGAAGATGTCTGCATCAGGAGCTGGTGCAAAATATATTCCAGAAGTACAGAAAATGCTCTCTACTGATATGCGTGTAACTGGTAAGTGTTACCTTGCAAAATACAAGAGAAAACCATTTGCAGTTATTGTACGTCTCCAGCAGAAAACCAGCTCTGTTAGCACTGGAGACAATGGTTACACCGTGCAGTCTTCTGACTATCGCTTCTATTACAAATCTCTTTGCCCAGAAGCAGAGAAAGATGAGGACTTCTATGAAGCAGCTCTGATGTTAAAGAAATTCAAAGTCTGCACTCCGGAGATCAAGTCTTTTGCAAAAGATTTGAAGAAAGAGTATGAGGAACTGAAAAAGGAAGCAGCAGAAGAGGAAAAGAAAAAAGAACAGGAAGAGAAACTGGCAAAAACTGTAAAAGAAGCAGCCATTGCTAGAGAATCTGCTGGTATTGTGTATGACAATGATCAGATCTACAGAGACGTTCGCAAACAGCTGATGGATAAATACACCGCTGGGGAAATTACTCTGGAGATGAGAGAAGCAGCTCTTATGGAAGCTCGTGATCGTCTGTTCGGAGACGATGTTGAGAACATGATGGAAGGTGTTCTTGGTGGACTCTTTAAGAAGAAAGCAGATGCGGCCGCTGGTATGAGAAAGCTTTCCAACGATGTTTCGAATACCAATGCGAAAGTTAAAGCACTTTCCCTTCAGTACAAATCTAATCAGCAGAAGATCAACAAACTGATGGATCAGATTCAAGATCTGCAAGTAAAAGCAGGTGCTGCCGATGGCGCAAGTAACCGTGAGAAAATCATGGATCAGGTCAAGAAACTTCGTGCAGAGGTAATGAAATTAAATGATCTGAACCGTGGTATTCAGCAGCAAATCGTAAAAGCAAACTATGCAACTGAGAGCGTGGATGTTGAGAATTTGACTCAGGAAGAGTTAGATACTAAGACAGAAGGTGTTCTTGGTGGACTCTTTAAAAAGAAAGAAGCACAGGCAAATGCAACTGGATCTGATACTTTAGATAAATTAGTTGCAATGTATCGTGACAATCGTTACAAAATTGATCAGGCTGCGGATAAGATTAAAGAACTTCAGAAACAAATGCAGTCCATGGAAAACGGAAGAGCTGGTAAAGCATACGATTCTGCTGCAACCGAGGTAAAACGTCTTCGTGCAGAAGTAAAGAAACTCTCCGATGCCAATACAAAGATCCAGAAACAGATTGCGAAAGCAAGAGCCGTTGCAACCAACGAGAGTGTAAACGTTGAAGAAATGACTCAGGAAGATCTGGACCTTATGATGGAAAGCATCTTTTCTGACATTGCAAAAAAAGCGGAGAATATGAAACCAAAGCCAAGTGCTCAGCAAGCACAGGCGAAGATCAATGCAAATGAGGCGGAGATCAAACGTCTCAAACTGATGTTAAACGACATCATGTGTATGAAACGTCGAAAAGATATTGACCCGACTACCATGAAGCAGCTCCTTGATAAGGAGAAGAAAATTGATAAGAAACTGGATAAGTTAAGAAAAGAAAATCAGAAACTTAGTCCTCTTTCTCGTGTAGACGGAGTTATTACAGAGCCGTATTGATAAGGAGTTGATACTATGTTAAACTTATCCAACATTGTATCCAGAATCAAATTCAAATTGGGGATTGCAACGCTTGCAGTCCCCTTTGATAATATTGACCAGATGATTACAAAGATCGTTCAGGAATTTACCGTTCCGGTTTTTTCCTTGTATTGTCCGGATCGGAGATTGTGCCGTGTGGAAACCAACAAAGCATTCAAAGTAGTAAACCGTGTGACATCCTATACAGAGTACCTGCTTCCGGATTTTGAAAATCCAAAGCTTCTCTATGTGAATGACGTTTATTACAACGAGGATGCTTTAACAAATTTAGGTTATTATGCAGGAACCGTTCCGATGGGAATGACCGATACATCTTTTATTGGACAGATGATGTTAAATAACTTATCTGCTCAGCTTTTGAATCAGGCGGTTCCAAAGATGACCTTTCATTTTGAAGCACCGAGAAGGCTGATCCTTTACAATGCTTTCTGGTCGAATGTCGTGACGATGGATTGGAGTTTTGAGCATTCTAAGTCTTTAAACACCATTCCAAACGACGCGTTAACGTCATTTCTTCAATTGGCACTTTTAGATGTCAAGGAAAACCTATACCCAACGATGGCACAGTTTGTAGAACAAAACACCGTTTATGGAACCTTACGTCTTCCAATTGAAAGTTGGCAGAACGCGGAGTCCGAACGATTGGAACTTCTAAGCAGGTGGGATGATACCTATCATCTGGATGGAATCCCCTTCTGGTGGGGATAAAAGAAAATACCATACACAGACCAAACTGTGTATGGTATTTATTATTCTTTAAAAGGATGCGAAAAATTCATCCACTTTCTTTTTTGTCTCAGGTCGAATCTTTGCATAGATCATGTTGTCGTTATCTTTGATGATTGCGTGGGTACGCTCTTTGTTGAATCCAACCAAATCTTCCATTCCAAGATCAAAGCTTTCCATCAGAATTTCGGTGTTGATATCCTTATTGGCAACCAGATCTAAAATTTCTCCCAAAGGAATAAAGGTATCTTCTGGAGTGATGATCGTGTGTGTTTCCGGCTGAACGGATTCTAAGACTGGCTTTTCCAGATGTCCGATCATCTCTGCTTCTGGATGAGATGGATAAAAGACCCAATCATAGGTAACCAATAACCGAATCACAACAGTTGGTTTTCCATTGATCTGTTTTAAAGTGGCAATGGATCTACAGCTAAAACGCGGGACCATTCCCTGAATAACAGATTTTGCAAATCCAGTTCCAGCATCGGTTCCAGCATCGGTCTGGATTTTGGCTTTCAACAGATTTCCTTCGATTCTAGGATTCATAATCTTATGAGAACGGTTTTCAGGCCAAACGTCTCGAATACGTTCGGGACTTAACTTCTTATCCTGGTATTCCTGAGTTGGGTGATTTTGCTCACCAAACCAAGAATCATGGGCCAGAAGATCTTGAATCTTCGGAGTGTTGATAGCAGCCCAGACATTCTCTGCAGTATAATAACGTTGGTTTCGGTTCTTTACCCCGAAGGACTGAAGAACCGATTCAAATTCTACAAAGAAGATGTGGTTTTTATCATATATTTTAAGATCTCCGATATGACTGACGGATTCATCCGTACTTTCGCAAAGATATACAAACCCGAGGTCGTCTATTTGCTGATTGGTACGCAAAATTTACACCCCTTTTCGAGTTTTTCTTATCCGATTGTTTTTAAGCCTAATCCCTGAAGTTTCATTTTCCAGATCACACCCAATTAACGCCCTTATAGATTTTCTTGATATATTATTTTTCTGCTTTGTACCAAAAGTAGATGAAACGTCGGTAAATCTATAAGGGTATAGAAAGCTATTTCTAATTTTCGAAAATCAGAAATACTATATGGCAATGAGAAAGGGGACAACAAAAATGGGAAAGAAGCGAACCGTACTATATCGTATGGATTGGGATGCTTGTTTCTACAGCGACATGGCGAGCGGTATTGGTTTTCAAATTACAGAACCAGCGGAAGTATCACTGGATGGTTCTAAGGAGAAAACCTTATACGGCCCTCAATCTCCTCTGTATGGTACCACCTATGGGGATGAAAGAGAGTTCACCGAACGTTATCGTTGTAAATGTGGAAAACTTCGTTCCAGAGCGTACGAAGGAGAAACCTGCCCATTTTGTAAGGAGAAAGTAGAAGCCAGAGGATCCAACATCAACATCTGTGGATGGATTTCCTTAAATGGATCTGGAGCGTTTGTCATCCAGCCTCTGTACTTCCGTATCCTTGCACAGGCGATTGGCAAAGAATTTTCCGAGATTGTCAATTGCAAAAAGAAAGTAGACACCAATGGAATTCAGACAGCTTTAAAACCAGGAGATTTGGATTTCGTTCCAACCCATCCATTCTATGGAATCGGGATCCAGGAATTTTATAATCGTTATGAAGAAGTTTTAGAGTACTATATGAAGCTTCCAAATAAGAAAAATAAAATCACAACTTTCCAGATCTTACTGGCGCAAAAAGATCAGGTCTTTACACACCACATTCCGGTGTATTCTACTTATTTACGTCCACAGTCCATCACCCAGGATACATTCTATTTCCAGGGTGCTGACAAGATGATCAACGTCATCTTCAAACTGTCTGAGCAGTTAAAGAACTGCGACGACATCGAGTGGGATAATTTCCAAGCACGGCTACAGATCAAAGTCAATGCTCTTTGGGATTACGACTTTGCCTCCATGCATGGAAAGGAAGGTATTATTCGAGATATGTTACTAGGTGGCTCGCTCAATTACACCGCGCGCAACGTCATTGTCCCGGATCCAACGCTTCGAGACAATGAAGTAGACTTATCTTATCATACTTTCCGAGAATTATTTAAACCAAAAATCATCAATTACTTAAAGGTATACGAAGATATACCACTTAGCAAAGCAGAAGACATTTGGGAGGATTCATTTATCTTCAATCAGAAGGTATATGATATCATGATGATGATTGTTAAGAAAGAAGAAGTCACGCTTCTGATTAACAGGAATCCGACGCTAACCATAATTTGGTGTCGTAAAACCTATCTAATGGCGGGAAATTTCCGATAATCTGTTATACTACGTACTTATCCCAGTGATGGAGATAAGGGCAATGGGTAACGCCAAAGGTATCGTAACAAGGGAAACAGATTGGAATGAATCCGCAGCGAAGTATCTTACGACGATAAGATATAGGCTCATCGACTAAGGAAAGCTAGAGATCTATATTTGTAGAAATACATAAATGGGAAACCAGGTAGATTGAAAATAAGGTAAGTTGAAATACTTACACGAAGCGAGTAGGTCCTTTATGGACGAAAGGTAGGAGAAATCCGAAATGGTAGGTTAGTAATGAACTGGTGATAGGGAAATTACTAAAAGAGATAGTCAGGCATTTGTATTCGAATGTTGGAATTATTACTCAATGCTTCTGTTAAAGGTACGCCGGGTAAAGAGAAGTGGAACCGATTACTGTTTAAGTGTACCACTGTCGATCAACAAAGTTGCTTAGTCCAAACTGACAAGGTCGACATTAAACTATCCTAATTGCGGGAAATTCTAGTAGAGGACTTTAACTACCAACCAAGGATGGCGACAGTCTTGGGGCAAAGGGTAACTCCGGAGATATGGTAATCAAGGTTAAAGTTGGAACAATCGACGCAGCGAAGTATCTTAGTAGGATAAAGATATGGGCTCAACGACTAGAGAAAGCTAAATTACTTATAAAAGTAATGAAAATAAGGTAAGTTGAAATACTTACACGAAGCGAGTATCGTAGGAGAAATCCGAAACGGATAGCGTTTCAATATATTGAAACGAAGATATAGTCTACAAGGCAGGCTTGCCAGGACTTAATGCAGATGATACTGAAAGTCTGGGTTAATAGTAATATTAACCATAGTTCTGTGTGAACTCTTAACAAGAGGTGTCGCACGTAAGTGCGGCTAACGGTAGAAGCGAACTAAGGTGAAAACACGAATAAACTTCAGAAGAGAGTCTACGGTCCAGAAATGGGTAGCAGATAATACCGTGCCAAGCTTATTCACATACACATCCTTAGAAATAATAAGGAGGTGATAAATATAGTTAGGCTAGCATTAACCGATGATCAGATGTCGAGATGGAATATAAAAGATCAAATCTCTTGTATTTACAAATTGACAAATCTGGACAACGGAAAAGTATACATAGGTCAAACTGTAAATTTAAGAAAGCGTGTTCCAGAATACAATAACGCTGAAACATCAACATCCGATCGTGAAATTATCAAAGCTATTAAGAAACATGGTTCTGATAGATTTCGATTAGAAATTGTAGAAGAATGTGATCCAAAGAACTTATCCTGTTACGAATCTTATCATATACGTAAATTGGAAGCATATGATCCAAAATATGGATATAATGAGAATCTAGGTTCAATGAGTCGTGATTATGAAGCTGCACTGAAGCAGAGAATTGCGATGAAACTTTACCATACAGGATTAAAAGAATCGCCATTTACTAAACGAAAGAAATCAAATATTGTGATCGCAATTAATGAAGATACGCGTGATGTGATTATTTCGGATAGTGGAAAATTACTCGGTGACTATTTTGACAAATCTAAGGATTACATTAAAAATTGTTTACGTCAACCGTCTACAGTTCAAGGATATCAATTGTATTATTACGATAAAGATCTTCGTGATTCGACTTGTCGTAATATACTAGAGTCTAAGAAAATGCGTAGTGATCGATACAAACGATTATGGGATGTATTAAGTGCATGTGAATATGAAGGTGTAGAGACTATTAGTTTACTACTGTCAAAGGTGTATGATAGAGTATCGTATTTATTTTACGGTATCTCTGATTCATCTAGTGGTAAACCGGCTCTGATTCCATTTAACGAATCTTGAGTTGGTAGGGCTTAGTTTGCGGGCTAAGTTCGAAGCGCACAGCTCCTGTAACGATGCATATTACAGGATGAAGATATAGTCCGTGCCCATATTAACGTATGGGGTTACACGTTCGATGGTGACATCCTAAATATGATTGCAATTGTAGATCCTGCAATCAAGTATATGTTTCGAAAGTTCAACCCGATCACTCGAATGATCATTGCGAGAGATACGGGACTTTTGAATTCTTATTTCTCAGTTACAAAGTCACAGAAGATTGATCTGTATTACTTTGCAACTTGTGGAGCACTGGAAAATGATACTCCAGAAACGTTCCCAGACGAACCACTGACCAAACAACCTTGGGAGGAGAAAGTGGTAATTAAGGAACAGCCGACGCTGAAGTATCAGATGGAACCGGAGGAGCTGATTAAGATTCCAAGAATGGAAACGGTATCAGGAGTTCCATTTAAACCAAGTGCTAAGATTAAGAAACGTTTTAAAATCAAAGCGTCAGCGTAATACTATGGAGAGTTCTTTGATATGAAGAACTCTCCTCTTTTACTGATATATTATTTCCATGTAAGAATGTGACGGTCACAAAAGATAAACGGTTTTAAACTTGCTAAGTTTAAACTCATAAATATTACAGTCACTTTCAGAGGCTTCATTTCTAGGTTCCCCTCCTGGATCTTGGAAGTCTTAGTCGCATTCTTCACTGGTCTTGATCTCGCTTACTCCTTTGGGCGGGATCGTTTCTGCCAGCCAGGAAAGAAGTTCCCTTCTCCCAATATGGAGCTTCCTTCCTGGTAACAATAATTTTTTTAACAAAAGGAGAATAAAAGGAGGTACAAAAAATGAACTCAAAAGAAGAAAGAAAAGAACTGATGAAAGAGATGCAGTTCGGAATGTTGGTCTACAGCGACCTGGAAGATCCGAATACACGTCAAAGAACAATTCCAGGAGATCTGTTGACGACAGATGCTCCAGCACAGGATGAGTGGTTCCACGTGTACTCTATTAAGAATATCTTTGCCAGATATGGCGAATGTGCATTCTTCGCTTGCTGTACTCCAGAGAAACCAGAGGATCTGGAAAAATGGAAACAGTGGTGCGAGATGTTACCAGTAGAAACTGGTATTCATCATCAGATGTTATTAATGAGCAAGGTTCGTATCGGAACTGTGCTCAATGCAACTGAACCAAAGGTTGTGAAGCTGATGATCGATGCTGGAGCAGATATCGCTACAGAAGATTATCGCTTGGTTCGAATCGCAAAGAGATATTATCCAGCTGTATATCGAATGCTTCGTACTGAGTATTCAGATGTATTAAAGAAACGGGAAAAAGAACTCGAAGATATGCTCAAAGAAATGGAGGTGGCTGATCATGAATAAGAAGGTAACGGAATGGAATTTTAAAATCGTAGAAACTCCATCTATTGAGTACTGTATCATGTGTGATGCTGCTGGGTATCTTGGCCATGAACAGATTCACACCGCTGGGATCGAGTTTGCTCACAATACAGTACTGATCTATCCACTCAAAGATATCTTTTCCCATCTGGAAGAAGGATCTATCTTGGCAGATGTATTCCCTGTATATGGAGATCTTGATAATGAAGGGGTGAACGCTTATGATAGCTGTACCTTTATGGGTTGTCATTTCACGGCTTTTGATCATGTAGAAGATGATGAGAATCCCGTCATTATGACTATTAACATTAAGCAAACTGAAAACGAAGGAGATAGTCCGGATGTATTACTTAACAGTCACAGCTTAAAATGGGACAAAGTGAAATCAGAATATGAGGATCTGAAAAACAGATATCTTCATAGAACACCAAATGGTAACTTTACTTGTGAGGCATATTACATTGTGCGATTGTATGATATCACGGAACCTGCTACTGTAGAAATTCTCATTGAAAATGGAGCAGATATTGCGGCTAATGATTATGCTCTGTTTCGTATTGCCAGAGAACGTTACCCAAGACTGTGGGTATGGCTTGGGGAACGTTTCCCGAAAGTAATCTCTGATCACATGGATGAAATCTATGGATACAACAAAAAGAAGGTAATGCAAGATAACTTCTTCAAATCCTTTGATGATTTTGTTGATACTATGATTGGAGAAAAAGATATTGAAGAAATTGAAGAAACCAAACCGCTCGTCAAAGAAGGAGTCTTAGATAAATTCTTTGGTTTCAAGAAAGGATTCTTCAGTTAATAATACAAATGAAAGGACGTGATACCATATGTTTTATCGGGGACACGTAGAACCGTACCGGGTATTGATTAAAGGAGAAGAGCGCACAACAGATGGCTCTGAATCAGTACGGAAATTTAGTAAGCGATTGATGCTTCCAAAAAAGAAAGCATTTCCAGGGTCTGTTATGACCCTGATCTGTGTAGACGATACTACTTATGCGTCTGCGGTGAAACTCAATAAATTATTTAGAGGCTCAGATTATCGAGCCTCTATTGAAACGATCATCGTGGTCGACGATGAGATTAGCGATGAGTTCTTACTCTCTGACGAGAGTAAGAAACGCCTTATATCATATGTGAGATTCTCTCACGGGTTTGGTCAGCCAGCAAAAATCAAAATGCTGTATCTCACCAATAAAGAAACCCGTACGGCAAATTATAGAAGAGAAAGAATCTCAAACTGTATTAAGGATACCATGTACCGTAGTCACGATGATTATGGTTGCTATAAGTTTGAATCTCATATCGTCTTTAATCCATCCATCAAAGTGGAAGGGATTACGGAACCGATTGAGTTATAAAAAAGACCTACAAAGGAGAAACTAGAATGAAGAACACAAAAGCATCCGCTTTCGCAATCCTTCACCAGCTGGGATTGTGTTTACATGATTTTGAAGAAGCTGGTTTTGTACCGGATGAAAAAGGATTACAACGCATCTATAAAGGGGAATTAGATGTGAAATCCGTGTCTACATCCGGAATGGCAGACTGTATCCGAAATAACAAGGGATTTCGAAAAGCAATCTTTCGAATGAATGTAATCCAGGAAACCGGACTTTTGGATATGGCAAAGAAAGTCCTGATTCAGGAAGGTGTAGCTGTGAAAAAGGGACGTGCGTTAGTCGTGAAGTTTCACGCCTTAGCAGTCTTAATGGTAGCGCTCATTGACGTGATCATGTTGTCTGCTATGGGTATGGATGCGAAGTCGGAACCATTTGAAGTTGCAATCTTCGTGATTATGAGTAGTATGGTATATTTCATGTCTTTGATGATGTTAAATTATACCATCGGGGAAAATACCGTGATTACGGAGTATGGAGAAGCCACAGAAGACTTTACCGATCAGCTGATGAACGCAACCTTATATGATCACAGGGAGCCTTCTTTACTGACTTCTGTTTATAGTAATGACAACTGGGCGAAGGTCTCCGAAGGAGCGGAATGGTTGGATGAGCCATTACATACCATCCTTCTGATTGAGTATTATCTTCGTATCTTTAATTCCCCTGTCATGCGAAGATGTTTCAAAGGGGAAACCCCGGTAGATGTATATGAGCGGGAGTATCATCAGATCGAGATGGAATTGATTCATTATTATCGTCTCGATCAGACATTGGCTGTAAGAAAACCAAAGAAGTTTGTAACTACAAAAGAGAGAAGAGATCGTAACAAGCATAAAGGTGAGCGAAAGCCACAGATTTATGATATTTACTAAGGATGCTTTTTACAATCTTGCGATGAGGGATTAAGAATGGATAAAATAATTGATACGTTACTAATTGTAATAATGGTTCTTATTGTGATATACATGTGGTATATTACTTGGAGACAATTGACATTAAAGAGAAAGAAAAGATACACGAAAAAGATGTTGAGGAGTGATACCTTTAAGATGCAGGGGATGTTTGTAATTATTGAAATTCTCCTCGCAATTCATGTAGCCTTGTTGTATCATATCCACTTTGGGAGGTGGTGACGATGTATGGGTGGGTTTGCAATCTACTTGGCAGACTCATATGTCGAATAGGGAAATTCTTGAAACGATAAAAGATGGAACAAGAAGCATTTAGCGATGCTTCTTGTTCTTTTTTACCCATCCCTGTAGAATCTTAATATGATCCGGGTTTGTCTCTAAGCGGATTAAAGATTCCAATAAATACGTACTGTGACAATTCTTTGGAAGTTGACCGGAGACAATTAACTTTGCAAGATACTCTGCAGTTTTATAATTCTTTACATGTGTATGCCCAACATTGAATTTCTTCTTGGTATTATAGACCAAATAGACATCATTTCGATGTTTGCCATTCTGATTTTCTGCATAGATATCAACAAATTTGATTTTACCCACTCGAACCATAAGACACCTTCTTTCTTAGAAAATTGTCTCATACGTAAATCCGTAAAATAGGTTTGAAAAGTGATATACTATTTCCGTGAATCAGAGAAATAAAATAAGAATACGGTATCAATCTCTGGTCAGAAAAGTTAATAGGCGATGAAATAAATGGTCGCCAAAGGGTCAAACGATCATCCCTGTCAAAGACAAAAATGTATGATCCGGTGGAGGGAAAGAAACCCAAGAGCCGCATGAGGTAATCATGGCACAGAATAAAGTTAATACAGCAGCTCAGGATCAGAACGACGAGGTAATAGTTGAAAACACTGCTACCCCTCAGAACCACGAAAGAGCTGCTAAAAATCATCAGCAGCGGTTGAAAGGCATGGAGAAACATGCCAAAGAAGCCGCTGCTGGCGCCGGAAGACTGGCCAAGTCCGGAGCGAAAGCAATTGGCAAGGGCACTACCTCTCTTACACGAGAGGTAATTGCAGACGCCGCTGGTGGCGCTGCAGGCCTCGTCACCACGATGGTGGTGGGAGGATTGGTCAACCGATGCCTGGTTGACGCGGCAAATATGGTCGATTATCATATCGACCAGAAACGCCCACACAGCTTTACGGTCACAAAATCATTTGGCCGTAAAGAAACCTTAAGCGAGGGTGATTATTATAAAGCTCTCGCAAAAGGAAAGAAATTCAAACAGGTGGTCGGCAACGACTGGGTTGTCGACCACCGCAAGGCCATTGACAATGGCCTTGCTACAGCTTCCTATGCAATGGGAGCTGGGGCTGGCGTCGCAGCCGGACTCACCACCCGTAGCATGGTGAAAGGTCAACTCGTCGCAAACAGCCAGATCAATAAGGCTGTGAGACGAGCTCTCGACGGAAGCGATTATGAGGAGAACGGAGATGTTTAATGCTCCGTCTCTCCGATAGGGACTAGGACATTCGTCTTGGTCCCTACCCTTACGGGTACGATTCTTTTTTTTGTCTTTCGACAATCTTCTAACGGATATAAAGGAGGATTAACAGATGCAGTATTATATTTTTCCATTAACCATCTCCGAAGCCAGTACACCTACACAGGTAGGTTATAGTTATATTAAAGAGAATGAAGGACGCCTGATAAGTTTTCCAGATTTGGGAAATGAAGTCAATACTTATGATCGTGGTACGACTCGTATTATCTATGACGATGTTGTTTATCAGATTAAGAAAGACTATGTAGATCTTTCTGGTAAGAGACGTATTTACCTGGTTTACCCAGTACAGGAAGGTCCGGAAGTGATCGGAGATTACAGCGCATTTGCTAAGAAATTTAAGTGAAAACAAATTAGTAAGGTCGATGAGAACATCTTCCATTGACCGGTTTAGCTTAAGAAAAAATAATTCGGTAGGGAACTTTTTGTGAGTTCCCTACCGTTTTAGTTGTTATATGCCTGGATGGACAAAACGAAGTAAAAGAAGATCGCTTTCTTGTAATTGACACGAGAAGCTTCTCTTTTAAATTTGGCATGTACACCAGAACTTTCGCCCCACTTGTCCAAAATTCCTTTAATGCGCCCAATATTGGCGTCGTTAGAATTTGTCTTTCGAAATAATTCAGCAGCCCATACAAGGAAGTAGGAGCTGTTAATGTCTACTGGTTCTTTTTGATCTGTATATAAAAACAGGAACAAAATCGACTCAATAAACCCTTGAATATCACTTTCATTTTTTCCCGTGATAATCTTATTTAAGTAAAACCGGGTATCGGTAATACTAATCTTAGCAAGCTTCGCACAAATTTCTGCACGTTTCAAATCAATACCGTTTGTAATAAGTGGAATGACGACTTTGGAAGTAATGGTACTTACCAAGGTCGTATTATTCTCATTTCCATCCATGACAGGAGAATCTCCAAACTGATCTTTGGTGGTTTTGACCACTCGACCAGCGGCATGGTTCTTTGTGTAGTTGTCACAAATTTTTTTCACCAGAGAGTTCTGGTCATTACGGATACGTTGAATAAAACGAACCACTTCTTTGTCGGATCCATCCTTCATAAAATCCTTTAAGAAGGAATAGGAAGATTGGATGGATGTTGTAAGCATACCAAACACATGACCTGTTTTCTTTAAGATAAATTTCTCAGTCAAGTTGTCAACAGTATAAAGCATTGCTCCCACATCACTGACTCCATACTTAAAGTACTTGGAGAAGATAGAAGGATAGACAGATAGCGCATAAATAATAAGAGCGGTATTTAATCCTCGCATATCTTTGGTCTCAATGGTATAGTACCGGATACAACAATAAAAGACAAAGAAGATCGGGTTGTTTTTTAACAGCTGGAAGTTGGTCGTAGTTGCAGAACCTTTTAAGATCGCAATGATCTGCTTTACATAACTATTGACTTCCTCTTCGGTAATGTTAAATACCTTGTAAAACATCCCTTTGTCGATGTCTCCAAATGGTACCAGATACTGGGGACCTGGTGTGTGAAGCTTCTGAGAGTTCTTATCAACATAACGACCTACGGTCTGTTTAAATCGCATATCTCCAGCTGGTGTTTTTAACACGGATTGAATCTTTGGATATAAGTTATCACGGATAATATAGGAAGTGGAAAGATCTGCCGCTTCAAATAAAGCCAACATATCTTCGTCTTTGTAATCTTCTAAGAATAACGCATCCCCCATTTCGTAGAGAGGTCCATAGTAGGCTTCATCTACATAAATCAGGGGTTCTCTTCGATATTTCATAGAACGTTCCTCCTTTCCTGGTTATGGTTTTGTTTTCCGGGCAGCAAAAACAACCATGTAAGACATTACTAAAGAGAAAGGATAAAAATCTATGAAAAGAGATTACACTATTTCAGAAGGATCTACCTGGTTATTCTCGATCTTTTTTGTACTTGGAGCAGTCATTGCTTCTGATCGCTGTGATAAGATCTTGAATATGTGCCTGAAGCCAAAGAAAGAATCCGACTTTTGGTTAATCCTGATTCTTACGATCGTGCTTGCCTTAATTGGCATTCTGATCTGTTGGGTTGCGTTCTTATGTTACCAGGAGTTCCTTGTACGACAACAATTAAAACTTCATGATCTTCTTTGTAATAAAACCGAAGAAGAGAAACTACTAACCAAGAATGTAGAAACTTACGCTGGATATGTCTTTATTGATATTTTATTATATTCCGTCATATATCGTGTTATCCATGCATTTGATCGTGAGCTCTCCTTGGTTGCACGAGCACCATTTAAATCATTGATTGGAGTTCTGATCGTCATAGGATACGCATTCTACGTCGGATATATTTATCGAGGATATCTATCCCGTAAGTAACTTGTAAAGGAGGAGAGCAGTATGCTGCAGATTGAAAAAGGAAGTATTGAAGAAATCGGACAACGAGTTCTGAAAAAAGCAGGTAGTTCATTTTTCACGGCCATTATTGATGACGAGCATTACTATGATGAAAAGTTACGGAAACAGACCTTTCGAAATGGGCACCTGTATTATCCTAGCATTCTGACAGGCGCTCTTCATATGGCCGATGATACCACCGGTGAAAGTATCATGTACAAAAAAGATGGGGATTCTGGTCATCGATTTACTTTATATAAAAACATGTCTTATGTTATGACTCTTTTTAAAGAGGAACATGTGAATCTGGAAAATCCGATTCAGTGTATCGCAGAATACGATCACTACTACGATTTACCAGCTTGGATGCAAGTCGATAACCTGGCAAGGAAGCTTTACCAGGCAAAGGATAAAAAAGAATATGAATTGTCCGATATTTTGGAAGATCGATGGGAAAGGGAAAAGGCGATTGTATTAAAAGAAACTATCAGTACTGCATTTATCTTACTGATCCAATATTTCGCTTTTATTCCATATGTCATTGACCATCCGTTTTATATGCGTTTTATTTATTATCTGATTACCTTATTGGTGTCTATACGCTTTCTTGGACGTGCACTCAAGATCTATCTGGAAATCCGTAGATATCATAAAAACAAACAAAAAAACAAATGACGATAGGGGTTTTCTATAATCCCTATCGTCATTTATGTTTGCTGAATTCTCTTAATCGGATTGGTTGTTTTCGTCTTCCCTTGAATCTTCAATTGAGACAATTTCTGCATCTGCTGCCTCTTTCTGATGAAAATACTCCGATGGTAACACTTCATTGCGTTCCTTTTCCTCGATCATACGAGGAGTCGTACAATTGGTCGCGGCAGCACGGTGTGGTAGATTGTGTAATTCTTGTACCATGTCTGCTACAAAGGTATTTCCTTTTTCTTTCTTATACTTACGGAAGCGTTCATCTAAAACATTTAACGAATAAATATCGATAAATCCCTGGCGCATCCAGTACTGATATTCTTTTGTAATGTAGGCTTTGATGGATTCTTTATCCGAATCCAAAAGTAAGTCTACGTTTTCTTTTAATGTAACCAATACATCATCCTTGATGTGATTGATCTCTTTCTCCAACTCATGGCCATACGCACATCCAGCGTGTACATCGGTCATATTCCGGTTCAATTCCTTAATTTCATTGGAGAGTTGATTGTTACTGGCATTCACGGTTTCCGTTAAGCGAACCATAAGATCAGAGAGGTATTTCAGATCATCTTGGGTATCGGTTACCTTTTCCCGATACTCATTTTGCTCTCGTTCCTCCTCAAACTCGGTTTTAGAATTTGCTCGTATGGAGTTAACGGCTTTGTAAAGGTAGATCGCCACTCCAATTAGAACCGCGAAAGCTAAAACGAAAACAGCCAAGGCAATCAGAATAATACGAGAACTTTCCTCTGATACTAAGAGGTCTACCATTTTTCCAGCGGGTTCTCCCATAGTCTGTATTCCTTCCTTATAAGATTGGTTAACGAGTTACAATAAGTCCCAGAAATTCGTTACACGATATGGGACCCTTTAATTAGTTGTTAAAAGACGGTAAGAGAGCCTGTAGCAAGCACGCTACAGGCTCTCTATACTCATTTGTAATTGAGGTACTACTTAATGAAAAATTCCATCAGCTATTGTGTATTTATAATAAGGAGTTATGTCCATCCTAGAACTTCACTTCGTTCCGTAAGTATCTCCTAAGTAACTGTACACTTCCTGTTGATATATCATTTATAGGATATCAATCAAAAGGAGGTGAGAATATGCATAGTTTCGTATTGAAACAGTTTCCTGTGATATTGCGAAACGTTGGACCCACCAACGCATCAAAGATGTTACAGAAACTTAATTCTGAGTACGGAAAAGGGATTGATGAATATAACCGATTCATCGATGCACACCGTTCTGGTGATGCATACCCATCCTACTTAGGATAATAATCTTGGGGAGTCATCGTGCTCCCCGGATTTTTTATTCTCACCTCTAATTTTTTGTAGAGAAAAAAATAAAAGGCGAGAGGAAATTCCTCTCGCCTTATGTATTATTTCTCTTCTTCGATCATTCGAATCTTGTTACCTTTTTGTGGACTCGGCTTTTTCAATGCGTTGTCAAATGCCTTTGCTGCCCGCTCTACCATATCGGGAGCCTTTGCAACTACATTTGCAATTGCTTCGGCTTTTACAGGATCCAACATCGCCGTTGGAGCTTCTGCTCCATTACAGGTTGGGGATGTCGGTAATACGAACGGAGCTGTAAGCGGTATTGATGGTGTTATTGGTGTTGGGATAGTCGGCATCGGGGCTGGCTGTACGATAGGTGTTGTACCTTTTGTTACCTTGATTTCTTTTAATGGGGCTGTCAATTTCTGAAGCTTCTTTAAGTCCCGATTGATGTGTTTGACTTCTTTTCGAAGTGCCGCAATCTCGTCCAGAAGTTCCTTTACTGTAGTATCTTTTGTACAAGAGTTAAGGATATTCTGAGATACTTCAACAGTTTCCTTACAAAGTTTAAATTTTGGAACTATATAGCTTTTCCCAAACATAGTCTTTGTTTCTCCAACGCCACCTAAGTACTCCTGGATTGGGCAAGTAAGAACTTCACGTTCTTCAAAGAGTTCTTGGTAAACTACCACATATTCTCCTTTGTGATCTCTTGCAATTCCACACACCTGATAACGTTTCGCGGTCGGATCGGTACAAGTTTCATCATCCCTGGAGCCGTCCTCTATAATGGCTCCAGGTACTAACATGGCTTCTCTTTCACTGTTTAACTGATTCATTTCATTTGTCCTCCTTTTTTGTTTTGATAATCGGAATAAAGGTTGCATACTTGTATGCTTCCTGATTATGCTCCCCAGACAGGTCTACAATATCAACCGGATAGCTGGAGAATGCATCGTTATGTGTAATCATAAAATTCTGCTCAGATCCAATACGCTCGATCTGACGCTCCATGATCAATATAAAGTTCCGTCGATTATCCGTATCTAACGCTCCATCAATCTCATCCAGGGACATGATGTTATATCCATTTAAGGACTGACTTACAAGTGCAAAAGACAATGCAACGGAGGTTAAGGCAAGTTCTCCCTGGCTTAAGAGTTTGACATCTGGAAGCTGGGCCCCACGATTATAAACTGGCATTGTAAATTCATCTGCATCGATGTTAAAATCTCCCAGTAGGATATTTCCATGGTATGCAATATCCAAAAGGTCGTTGGTAATGTCCACAGTATCTCGTAAGTAGTGCTTTACGATAATGGTTGGAATTCCTTTGCTGGCCGAGAGCGCCTGTCTTGTTAACGACATATTGTCATAGTGCTTCTGATAATTCTTCAGATTCTTCTTATTATCCAGATATAAAGTAAGACCAGTTTTTAGCCTCACAATTTCTTCTTGTTTCTTACGAAGTTCCATACGTAATACTTGAACGGATTTCGTGAGTTCCGATTCTCTCGCAGCAAGACCCTGATATCGTTCATAAGTTTCCCGAAGTTCTTCTAAGAGTTTTTCCGTTTCCTCGTAGTGTTCACAGACATTCATCGCATCTTCCATAGATTCTGCCGTGTATCCAAGATCCTGTACGTCTCTAGTTAGATCGGCAACTTCTTCTCGGTATTCTGTGATCTTATCCTTGCTACCATCCAGTGCAAGCAGTTCCTGTTCATATTCTTCTTTTAAATCGGCTGACTGTGAAAAAGAATTGTATGTTTCGATTCGTTTCATTACATCATCTCGAACCTCATATCGCTTCTTTAAATCATCCTGCTCTTTTAATAACGTATAAAACTGATCCATTTTCTGGATATCGTAAATAGGTTTTCCTTCATCCAACCGTTTTAAGATCGTAACCAGTTTGAACTCGTTTCGTATCTTCTTTGGGAACTGCTCGATCGTTTCAGAATATGGCTGAAATCCCTCTAGGACCGGATAGATTCCTTGATAAATCAGCTGCATGGACTGATAGTATTCGAGATTCTTTTCATGCTTTCGATTGGCTCGTTCCTCCAGCAAGGTTTCCAGATGTTTTACAACCTTATATCCAGCACAGCTTTTCTTCTCACAAACGGGAGTTCCCTGATTCATGATGGATTTTAAAACCTGTAGAAAAGCTTCATCGTCTTCTCCAATTTCACTTTCTTCTAAGATACAACTACTAATGTAATGCTCTACATCTTTTTTCTCCCGAATCATTCCGACGACTTCGGATAACGGTTCTTGTCCAAATTCATAGCAATGGTTGATTGCCTGCTGAGAGGATTTTAAATAGACAATGAATTTTTCAAAGTCGGGAAGGTCCATCTCACATTCAAAGTCATGTAAAATCTTTTCCCGTTCTACGATCTGTTTTTTGGTTTCTTCCAATAGGGTGGTAAGTCGTTGGACCTCTTTGTCAATGGCAGACTCTTTCTCTAATCGGACAGAGAGTTTATGGATACGGTCTTCGATCTGATTTCGATTCTCCATTTCCTTATCCAGAAGAAGATTTGTGGTAGCGAGTAGAGATTCTTTCATACTTCGATCTTCACAAGCGACTCGATATTCCTCTCGATAATATGCCGCATCTTTTGCATCGTCTCCAAGACGAACTTTTGTCTTGGTCATCTTTCGATATGCTTTTTCCGTATCGGATAACTTGGTACGAAGCTCCATGATATTTCCGATGTCCGAAACTTTTGCAGAAACAACCGCAAGTTCATCTTGTTGGTTTCGAAGTTCCTTATCCAATCGATCGATAGTTTTTTGGGTTTCCGCAATATCTTTCTCATAGGATTTCCGATCCGTATACATTAGTTTCTTAGACTGATCAATCGTGTGTGAGATCATATCTTTTAAGGTACGCAGATTGTTATTCACATGCTTGTAATACTCTAAGTACACTCCAATATCATCCAGGAGTTTTCCCATAAAGGTCTTTCGTTCAATAGACGAAGACTCAATTAGAGACTTGACATTTGGTCCAAGTCTTGTTAACTTTAAGTATCCAAGTTCAATTCCAAGATGGGTTTTGACAACTTCCTTAAAAGAAGTGACATTTCCATTGGGATTTAATTCTTTTCCATTTAACTGAATAAACGATTTGGTGCTATGGCTATCTTTTGCAGCTGTATAATAATGCTGAATGGTATAAAGGTTTTCTCCACACTGATACCAAATCTCTTTCTTTCCATCTTTGTGTGGGATGATGAGGTGATAACCATCTCGTACATCCAAATTTCCAAGGGTAGAGAATGGATTGAGTAGGGATAATAAGGTTGTCTTCCCGGATCCGTTTGGTCCAATCAGCAGACAAATTCGATTCTCACATTTACTCAAATCCAATTCCAGATAATTGGTGTTTAAGCAGTATTTCACTGCTTCAAAATTCTCTAAAACTAATTTGACAATTTTCATATTCTCCTCCTATCTATTAAACGTACGTTTTAAGATTTCTAAATTCAAACATACTATTAACTACGGTAAATAGAACGTTATTTACCGCTGAAAATTCCATATCAAAGATCAGACAATTGGATCTTGCCTGTCAAGAGGTCCAATTAATTAATATATAAATCATATTCAAAACGACAAGACTCGAGAACGTCCCAGCGCACATATTAGCGCGGCGCGAGGTGTAAAGTCGTAGTTTGAACGATTTATCTTCTTAAGCTAACCGGTTTGATGGATGATATGTTTACATAGATCTTGGTGATATACGTGGAATATCACCAATACATTTTTGGGAGTGAATTTGTAGATATGTAAATGACTTACACCTTAACAGTAAAACTTTCTTTTCTTTTTCAGATATTCCTCCTAATGGATTTGATAGAAATGAACATACGAGAATCGAGTTCTTTGCCATGCTCAGTGATTCTCAAAAGCACAGACAGGTTGTCTGGTCCTTAACCTGTCATTACCGATATAACAACATCACTAGTTCCAGAACTTGTCATTGGTGACTGGGACTTAAGAAGCATACCTACGAGCGGAAAAGATTTACTCCCAAAGATGGACTACTTCTATGTTTTGCTTGTGTGGGCACAAGTGGAACGGCTCATGGTTTTCATTTTTTCATAATGAAAAAGAGATTTGTGACCGTAATGTGTGAAAATCTCATTTTTTGTCTCCTTAATTTTTGTTACTATTTTATAAGACCCATGCGAATCGGAAATCGCATGGGTCGTTCTACACCTTAAATTAGGTGATAGAGTTCTTTGATGAGTCCATTGATGTATTCAACGTTTAGATTGATCATAATCTTATACGTATAATACGTGGAATCATTGTGAAAATACACGTCCATCTTATCATAATCGATGTAATAGTCTTTTCCTTCTATTAACAACTCTCCTTGACGGCGAATCTTAATATCCAAAAATTCTATAATCGGAAGACCATTCTTGTGATGGTATTCGATTGCCTTTAGGATACTGGCATTTAACATCTCTTGGATGTTGATGTGATCGTTGATTTCATCCAACCGGCAGGATGCCTGGTTATAGAAATGCCACCCAGGTTTCATGTTGTAATCTTCTCGGTTGTTGATGTCCGTAAAGACTGGAACCACTTCTTCGGTGGAATAGATCTCCTCATCATCCACGGTATGTAGACGGAACTTATCTAGTTCTTTTCCGAAGATGTAGTAAAAGCCAGTGCTCTCAAATTCGGTTCGTACGGTAAAGGTCATCTGGTATTTATCATATACTTGGCCAACTTTTTCTCCCTCATCTCCATTAATGTCGTTGATCCAATACTCCAACAGAATCGGATAGTACCGATAGAATTCTCGGTTTCCGGTGGCTCCGGATAACTTGTAGGTGATTGGATATTTGGACTGTCCGTTTAAATATTCCATAAAAGCTTTGGTACATCCATTCTCATCAACCACCGGAAGTTCAATAAGATCCGAGATGGTGTTGATCATGGACATCGGAATATAACTTTCCAGACAAGTCTCAATCTTTCCGGGGCAATTGACTGGAATCTTATTGGGAAGGTAATTTAACATATTGATCATTTGAATATAGGTGTTAAAGACACATGTTACATCAATATACATAACACTTCGATTCATCTGATATTTGATCTCAAATCCATGCTGCGGATCCTCAATAAACGGTTGTAAGTTTCCGGTTCCCCAAATTGGCGTGATATTTGTATGACGTTCAATAAAGTCAGTTCCTTTTAAGAATCGTTCTTCGTCAAGTCCAGTTACTCGTGGGCGGAAGATGATCTTTGGATTCATCTTCTTACTTTGGGCTCTTAGATCACTTTGGATCATTTGTCTATGGGCAATCTTTGAATTGACATGAATGGTCTTAAAGAGATCCTTTGGGAATAAGTCTAATAACCATTTCTCAATAAATGCCAAGACGTTTCCATAAGTGTGAGCAGCACTACCCATAATACTGGTATATTCGATCTTCTCGCTCAAATGAGCCATTTCCTTTTCACGTTCTAACTGATCCACATCGATCATCTGATAGTATGGATCGTTTTTCATTTGTAAATCTCTTTGCCATTTATACATGTTCTCACCTCTTAACTTCCTGTTTTTAGTAAGGAAAAGGGAGAAGAGTCACTGTGCTCAAACAGGACTCTTCTCAAAGTGATAAAGTTTGGTCTTCACTCAGGCCGTAAGGATAAAGAAATTTGGTTTACATCTTTACTATAGGCAATCAAGGTGACAAACCATGTTTGTCCCTTAATAAGAATGTTTTAAGTAGCTTAAAAAGTTATATATTATTTTTGTAGCCAAGGAGGTGATACCAATGAAGAAATATGAGTTCGATGAAATTAGAACTCAGGTGAATCGGTTGGATGAGAAATATGGTCTTATTTTAACCGATTCCAAATATTTCAGTGACCCGGAATTTGAGTTTCACAACGCTGCTCATGATATGCAGTTGTACTTAAATTCTGTGATCCGGGCGCTGAATGGGGTACGACTCGATACTGATATGAGGGGTATTATTCATATGTCGAAGCTTGGATGGAGTGAGCAAAGAGCGTATGATATGGATACCAGTATTTATCGGTGTCGATTCTTAACGTTACTTTTGACAGAGATCTCTGCAAATATCGAAAGACTTTGCCAGAGAATGTATCGTTATCAATCTCCAGGAGTTGGAATTTATGAACATGGGTATTTTTATTTGTTAGAAATTCGAAATACCGTAAAAGAGTTCATGAAGAAATTCCTGACTGGAAATTCCTGGAGAGAAGAGATCGTGAAGATCCTGGAGATCAGTTATTTCCTTCGTGTAAATAAAAAGGTACGAATGGAAAATCTGATTGACGGAAGTCGTACTCTGATCTCTGAATTACGGGATGGATGCTATCATGCACCGTTTGTAAAACCACTACTAGATGAAGAGATGCAGGTAGATTACTTGTTGAAACTTGCCGTTCTGATCTGTAGTCAGACAGGGAGATGTAACAATGTCCCAGAAACAAAGATCTACAAAGACAAGGTTCCAGGGAAAGATAGTTTCCGATATGAAGTGGCATATATTGGAAAGTCTATCATGATGGAGCCTGGAGATTTTAGAAAAACAAATCTCCTATTCCAGATCTTCTGGGATAGTATGCCACTGACAAAATATGGATTCGATGGACTGGATGAAAACCCATATCTGCAGATGGGTTGTAAAGCATTGGAGTTTGTCGGATTTCTGTTAGATGATGGTTGCTGTAGCGACCTCGTCGATAAATTACTAGAAAGACAGGGATGGAGTTAATCCATCCCTGCACATAAGAGGAGAATAGATCATGATCGAAATTATCCGGAGTACTATTGAGGACTCCACAGAACTTAATATGAGCGCATTTAATACATTGGTTGAGAGTAAATTTTATAAAACTCACGACAACCGGTTTTATACAAGAAGCCCCATCTTCTTCAATATTGATACCTTAGAGATCAACCGAGATCTTGGAGAAGAAGAAAAGTTTATTATTAAAACTCTTTATCGTTGTGCAGAATTATATGCAATTGCATTTGATACGCACAACGATAAGATTTACAAGGTTCCTGTACGGAAACTGTATCACGCATTACAAAAGCATGCCGTGATTGTGGTTCCGACAGATAAAAAGGAGCTTGTTCCAGTTCGAATTGATGGAGTTCTGATCGAACTGAAGAACTTTGGGAAACCAAAATCCGAAGAGTTCCCAGTCATCAAATATGAGGAACTCGTAAACAGCAAACAGGAAATCCCGTTTGTGAATATGATTGAAGAACTCCAGGCAGCGTTAAATGATGACCTGGATTATATGATAGAAAACCTGCAAAGGAGGAAATAAAAATGCGGAGATTGTTTAAAGATGAAGCGGTAAGGTTCAAAAAATTAACCCAGTGGGATCAGGATGCATTCTTTACAGATTCCATTGTTGGATTAGGTGACAATGAACTTCAGTCACCTGAGGATCTTCTGGAAATGGCTCAGGGCTTACCAGAAGATGACGATGAAACTCTGGATAAGTTGTTTCATTTAATCGAGTACCTGAATGACGTTGTTTACGTTATGCAGGATATTGATACCAATATGTATTACTACTGTACAAGAATTGGTATTCGTCTCGTGAAATTAAATTGTGAGAAACATCCAGAGGAAATCACTTTTAACCTCTTCGATAGAGAAAGTGGTGATACCATTCTTGAATTTGATGAAAGAATTGGAAAACGTACCTACATATTACGTGGTACATTAATTGCAAAGGATATCCCTCTTGATACAAACGTAGATGACAACGGGAAAGGACTCGCTTGTGGAATTCAAATGGATGCAACCGACATCATGAATCTTTACAACGCAAAAGCGGCACCAAAAGTGGAGTTGATGATGTCTACTGCAGCATATGCTGTGGTAGAGTATACAAAGTACAAGGGCATTGAAGATGTCCTGATGGAACAGGCTACGAAGATTGGAAAATCTGAATTTATGCACAATACAGAGGCATATGAGAACCTGTTTAAGGATCTTGCCGGATATTTTCCGAATAATGATAAGGAGGATGAATAATATGGGGAAATTACATTGCAAAGAAATAAGTTTTGATCAATGTAACAAACGAGAGTTTGAGTGGTTGTGTGAACAAAATCATCTGGTTCTCTATAATTCGATTGTATCACGGTTTCAGATATTTAAAGATGATGTTGAACGTACTATCCCAAAATTAGATCTGGAACTTATTCGAGAAATTACGTCAGTACCAAAACCAACGATGGATGGGGTTATTTCTAAAGAAAGATATTCTCCATTTGAGCATGGGATTGCCGATAGAATCGATCACATTCTTCAATCCACAAACGGTAATGAAGCAGCGGACTGTGCCCTTCTTCAGATGGTTGCATGTGACTGTATTTTGGAAGCGTCTAAAATAAGTGCTGATTGTTTCATATACAAAGGAATCATATACACTTATAAAAGCTATAAACCAGTAAAGGAAGCTGCTGAAATGTTGACTGAACTTGGTTACTATGTCTTAAAAACAGTTCAAGCATTGAGTGCTGACATCAACTAAATATAGATAAAAAAAAGAACCAGTAGAAATCAATCTACTGGTTCTTTTTTATATTACTTATACGGATTATCCGTTGGCTTCTGACCTTTAAATACTTCAGAGGAAGTATTATGTATGATCTCCATGAGCTCTCTTGGATAATGGAAACGTTCCATATTTTTTTGCATTCCCGCGTCAAATCCAGTATCAGAATTCAAAGAAGCAGCATAGCAGTCCAAAACATGTTCGATGAAATCGATCAGGTTCATATCCTCAATTCCATTTTTGAAATGCTCTGGATGATGGTTGTTGACAGCATAGTGATGCTTCAGTCCTTCTTTTGCCATCTTATCTTTGATCTCATAATACTCCGGAGTTCCATACTTAGTTTCCTGAAGCATTGGAATGTATTTGTCATAACAAGCTTTTTCTGGGTTTTCTAGCTTCGACTGATCATGTTTATCGAAACGTTCATCCAGCTGTGGGCGGACAAGATTTGTCCAAACCCACTGAATATTATAAATATGAGACATTGTGTCTTTTGTTGAATCGTAATCCATTTTAATACTCCTTTGCAATTGTATCGAGTAAGAGTTCTCCGTCTTCGTTGTACTTGATGTTGGTAATATAGAACTCATCATCGATACGTTTCTTAATCTCTCTTGTCAGATCAGACTGCATGATCGCTGGATGTTCTTTTAAAACCTCCTCACGGATACGATCCTCCTGTTGAAGTACAAAGAACTGATAGTTGGTACACAGAATTTCTTTTCCTTTGAAAAGATGGGTACAAATCGTTTCATCATCCAGTGCTCGTAAATCTTCATCCTCATCTTCAAAATGAACTCCAATACCAAGTGCCTTCATCTTAACTTTGTAAATCTCGGCAACACGAGAAACGTAAACATCATCAAGAGAAGGTCCAAGCTTCTTATTAGTAACAACTGCTTTTAATAGATCTCCACGTCCTTTGATAGAAGTACGATATAAAGCATGGAAAATTGCAATATCTTCCGGAAGCAACCCTATAGAAAAATTCAACGTTTCAAATTCACCGAATCTGATTGCTGTAGAAGAAGTTTGCTCCAAATGACTTCTGGATTTATATCGTCTGGTTGGAAGACCTGTGATGTCGACCGCACCAGTGTTACGTGAACTATATCCACGTCTATCTGACTGTTTCAATTTGATCAGGTACATCTGACCAATAAATTCTTTTCTCTGACAACGAATGAGGCGACCCCATTTGTTGATGTAGATGTCATCCTTTAAGATCCAATCGTACTTGTCGATGATTTTCAGTAACCGATCAAAAAGGAAGGAATCTGCATACATCGGCTTTTCGTGCAAGAAGATGCCTTCTACAATGGCAGACTCTAACCATTCCTGACGTTCTCCATCGTTATTCAATCCCTGATAGATTTTATACATCTTATCATGATACGGTGGGTTAAAGTCTTTTAATAACGAAAAGCATATGTATTCTTTTTGCTCCATTGTTTTGGCAATTGCCATCTGCTGACGGGCTTTCCACGCAATGGAGGTCATCAAGATCTCATTAATCGGACCTGCAGTCGTTCTGTTAATGATTGCCAACAGGTTCAACCTTAAATCAACCCTTCTTCCATCTGCAGTGATCGGCATAGCAGAATCTGGAACGATAACGGCAGCAACCGATTTGTTTCCGTATCGTCCCGTGACTTTCTGTCCTTTTCGAAGACCACAGCGGTTTTTTACACTGATCTTAATCAGCATGTTAGAGAATGCAGAATCATTCTCTTTCCAACGCTTCTTTGTATCGATCATTTCCCCTGCTCGTTTGTAAAGGTAATCAATGTCTCTGGAATACTTCTGTCCAGACGCCTTGATATCCTCACAAATTTCTCGGATCTCTTCGTAATACTCATTTTGCGCGCGCAGATACTTGTTAATCTGGGCATTGAAGGTATTGTCAATGATCGTCTCGTTGTTGGAGAAGATCGTAATATCCATGACCTGATAATCCCCATCCACATAATACCTGGTATCTCCAGACATCATGCGAGTCAGATTCTTCTTCTTAAAGTCAAAGAAGATCTGGTTGTTGTAAAGACGTCTGGATGCAGCAATGACTTTTCCGTTGACATGCTCTCCAATATCTGGAATGACTTTGTAATTCTTATCATCTCCATAGATATTTAACAGGAAGTCATTGTCGTTTAACTTAATTTCAATGACCTCGTTCTCAATGGAAAGCATCCGCTTAGATAAGGATTCTGATACCTGTGCAGCATCTTCTGCAGTGAATGGATTTAGAGTATACTGAACCACGGTGTTTAATCCATACCGATAATTCATATACTCGTCATAAGATCTGGAACGATACAACACGGTATCGTCCTTTACTTTGTCTCCCTCGTTTAACTGATCGATCACTTCGTTATTGATTTCGTAACCGAAGTTTTCAACCAGGTTCTCACAAGGATGACGTTCAATGATCTCATACTGCTCTTTCTTATGGTTGTACACGAAGAGTACATATACTTCTGGGTGTTCGAGGAGCTCCCCATATTTTACAACCTTTCGGTAAACCTCGATATCCCCTTTTGTTTTGTAATAGGAATTGCTGTGTTTACCTGCCACATTCTCGGCTGTGGTAAAGATATATGGTGGTTCCGGATCCACTAGATCCAAGAACTGATTCATGTGAGAGGTAAACATGTTACTACGC